CCAACCGCCGACCTTCAAGCAGATATCCGTGCCCGGGATGTAATAGAAACCCGCGCCATACAGAGAGCAAATCTTCACGTACTGGACCGGTTTGGCCAAACGACCGAACATCGCCCGTTGAATGCTCTGCGGAATTATCCCGCAGCGATCGGGCGATACGCCCGCAAGGCATCGGCGCGCGCCTCGGCCTTTTCGGGCCCGCGAAGGTCGAGCCGCCGGTCAGCGCATTGACGCCTTTCCGGTTTCGTCCGTCAGGATCGCCAACGCTTGCGAGCCATCGGTCGGTATAGCGTCGGGCGGCGTTTTTACGCGCAGCAAAACGACAAACAAAAACGGCGCTTCGCAAGCGAAGCGCCGTTACGGTTAAACCGCAGTCCTCAATTTTTATTTAATTCGTCGGGCTCGCTGTTGCACCCGCATCCGGCAATCCGCCTTTCAGCGGCCCCGCGACAACGTCCTGCATGAGATCGGCGGCATCGCTCAACGTCTCACGGGTGAGATGCGCGTAGCGCTGTGTCGTGCGCGCATGCAGGTGACCGAGCAGTCCTTGCACGACGTAAAGCGACACGCCGCGATTGACGAGGAAGCTCGCAAAGGAATGCCGCAAATCGTGCAGCCGCACATCTTCAAGCCCTGCCCGCTTGCGGATGCGATCCCAGGGAAAGAATAGCGATGGCGACGGCCGGCCATTGACCGGCGACGGCAGGATGTACGGATTGCCGGCAATCCGCGGCGCCGCCTGCAACAGCGCGATCGCCGCCTGATTGAGGGCGATCACGCGCGCGCGCCCGGACTTCGAGCGCGGCACCAGCAGCGTGCGATTGTCCCAGTCGACATAATCCCAACGCGCGAAGGTGATCTCATTGCGCCGCGCGCCCGTGAGCAGCAGCAGCAGGATCGCGCGCGCGGCCGTCTGGTTCTCATCCTTGCGGATCGCATCGACCAGACACTCGACCTCGGTCTCGCTGAGGAAGCGATTGCGCTGGACGTCGGGGCCGGCGGAGAGAGCGCTGGCGGGATTGTCGGTGACGCCCGGCACCTTCCACTTGCGCGCTAGATTGAACATGTAGCGCAAGATGACGATCACGCGGTTCATGGTGCCGGTGGCGTATCCGCTCTCGCGCATGCGCGCGATCACGTCCGAGATCGCATCGGTCGTGACTTCATCGAGCGCCAGCGATCCAAGCCGCGGCAGGATATGGACACGTAAAACCGTCTCGTCGGTCTGCCAGCTGTTCTTGTAGGTCTGGACGTAGGGCAGATAGCGATCCTGCGCGAACTGTGCGAGCCGCGGAATGGCGCGCGCTTCCTGCCGCTGCTTCTGCGGATCCGTGCCGAGCACCGCCTGCGCGAGAATATGCCGCGCTTTGCGCCGCGCCTGATCGAGCGTGAGAACGTCGGCCGGCCCGATCTTGAATTGCCGCGCGCGTCCACGGGCATCCGAATAGCGCTGATAAAAAGTCTTGCCGCCTGAACAGCGGACCTCGAGCAGGAACCCGCGCTGCCCACCGTCGAAAAAATCGACCTTCTTCGCGTCGGTGGGACACGATGCGGAACGCACAAAACTCGCGGTGAGAACAACGGTTGGCATTGCGGCGACTATGGAGTGACGCCGCGGGAAGCCCGCACTTGAATATGCGGTTGCATGATAAAACTTGAAGTTGAACGCATAACCAACTCATAAATTTCGTAGCTTTCCGAGAAAATATCCCCCGTAGCGGCAAGTAATATCAAGTCTAAATCATAGATTATGATCTTGTGTCACATGAAGGCCGTAAACACCGCGATTCGCCGGCCGATTCAAAAGCTTGAAGAGGAGACCTCGAGTCGAATCGGAGCCGGATCAGCGACAGAACTGGGGATAAGCAGCGGCCGAAGCCGGCGCCGGCCCATCGCGACCGGTCTGCGAGCGATATAAATTTCGGGAAGCCTTTTGGCTTGAGCCAGCTACCACAGCGTCAGCAAACCCTCTCCCGCAAGCCGCACACCGCCGGTTTGCCGCATCGGCGCCGTCGCCTGTCGCATAATGCAAGAGCCCGGACCGGATTGGATCGTCGTCGCAACGCATGGCGTACGGCGATGTCTATCGAGCCAGCGAGACGGGGTTCAGGGTTGGTCGGAGCGGCAGGATTTGAACCTGCGACCCTCTGCTCCCAAACCTCACGGTCGCAGTTTTGCGCGCCGCCGGAAAGACGCGAAAATCCTTATGTTTTCGAGGGTTTTGCCCGATTTGCGCGGCGCCGGAAAAGTGAAACAAATCGAGGCCAAATGCACCAACCGGCACCGAGAGTCCCGTAGAAAGTCCCGTCAATTTGTTCACGGCGCGTTCCGGCCCTTATCGTGCCACCATGTCCTTCAACCCGAACCGCCGCAAAGCGGAACTTCGCCTCACCCAGGAGCGCGACTACGCAAGCCGCATCGATCTGATCGAGCGGATCAGGGCGCGCGCTGAGGCTGGCCAGACGGTGCACCTGCGACCCGAAACGGCGCTGGAGGTGGCGGCAGCCCTGTCGCGCGTCTGGCCGCCGGCGTGGCCGACACGCGAGGATTTCGGGCATACCGTCGTGCTGTATCATGGGTCCTATGCCGGGAGCGTCATCGCCTATTGTGAAAGCGCGGACCTGGCCGCCGGTGCCTATGCTGCGGCGCTCAAGGTCTATCCCGGACGGATGATCGCCCAGCGCTGGGGTATGTTTACGCCGAAGAAGAATTTTTGATGACCGATCGAGTGACCGACTTCATGCTGGCGCCGGGCTCGCCGGCGGCAAAGGCCAAAGGCTGCACCTGTACGCCGCAGGATACCGGCACCGAGATTTATAAGGCCGATATGGGGTGCCCTTTGCACGGGGGAGACGTGGTCGCGCAGATGATCGAAGATGGCGACGTGGAAGTGAAATTCGAGAACGGCGACGACGAATGACCGACGTTCTGATGACCAAGACCCACAACAGCTACCGGATGGACCTCACCCGGCAGGCCGGATTCATCGTCACGGTTTATGACCCGGACGGGTTGAGGTTCGGAGCGACAGAGGCGGCAAAGACCCCAGATGAGGCTTTTGAGGCAGGCCGGGCCATGATCGACGGCAAGGTGCCGGGGCCCGATGCCGCGGCGAAGCCCCTGCGGATTCGGGAATAGCCCCAGCCGAGTTCTACAGACTTGTCCCCGTGTTTCACACAGGTGACACAAGACTTAGGGTTTGATTCAGATTCGACCGCTATCCAAGGTTGGTTCCGGCTCAAATTGAGCTATAATGGAACGGTCGCGGAAACGAAAAGACCGCCAGCCCCTGCCAGGGCGAAGCGGCCTTAGTTTCCGTCCCGCAAAAACCCTAACCAGGCTGCGGGCAAGATGTAGTGAACGCGTCAACTAAACGACGTATGCATCTATCGGTCAAGCCTGGTTGCAGTGCGGTTAACAGCCGCGGAAAGGCTTGCGATGAGCCAGCGCAACGAACCTAAGAAGACCGTCTATCGTGACTCGAAAGATGGTCAATTCGTGAAGAAAGACTACGCTGAGAAGCATCCGGACACTACCGAAAAGGAACGTGTCCGGACCGGCTCACAGTAAGGCGCACGACCCGGCCCTTGCGGGCCGGGTCAACTCCCCGCCGGCGGCGCAAAGAAACACTGCAGCCTCTCCGGATTCGGGAAGCATGCGTGATACTTCCCATCAGGGCTTTGCCGGACCTGAGACTGCGGGACGGTGAAGCGGCCGTCGATCACATAGCCGGCCGGTGACGTGGTGACGCGACTGTCCGCGATCTCCGCACAGTCATGATCGTGGCAGCATTCCCATGGGTAATCCCAGCCCTTGGGTGCGGTGTGCGCGAGCGCTTGTGTGGCAGCCCAGATCGCCAGCATGAGCACCGGGACGCCGACGCCCCAGCAAGCGATGATGAAATGCCGATCGACGAGGCGTTTCATTGTGCGCTCGCCCAGGCACCGCGTGGGTTCACGAACACCGCACCTCGCCCGCAGATATTGCGCTCATACTGCCCGCGATCGTCGATAACCGTGGCGCGGCAGGCGCCGGTGATGCTGACGATGCGGAAGACATGGCCAGTCGGCCCGCCGCCGCGCTGATAACCGACCATCCCCGGCGCTGCCGATGTGCGCGGAAACGCGCGCTTCCAGCCGATCGCCTGCCAGAGATTGTGGCCCTTGTAGGTTCGCGGCAGCCCGAAATACGCCGCCTGCGTCGAGCCGCATTTGCAGCGATGAATCCCATCACACGCGGAGGCGCGATGATGGCGGCGTTGCTTTGCATCTGCGGCCGACGTCGCAAGCACCAGGCATGCAACAGCGACCGCGCCAAGGATGGCGCGCGTCATGAAGATCTCCGGGTTGTGGTGGTGGTTAGTGAGGTGGAGGAAGAGGTGGCAGCAGCGACGCCACGCCCTTCCCGACCAGATAGATCAAGTTGAGCACGGCAGCGCCGACAGCGACGCTGACGGCCTTGCCGATCATGCCTTCGCTGCGAAGGCGCGCCTTGCGAACCCAGATGGCATCCGCCTGCGCCTCCGGGTCGTCGTTACGTTCATTCAGGTTGCGCAGGAAATTAAAGTTCGCCTGGGCATTGATCGGGTCTTCGGGATCAAGACCCATCGATACGAACATGCGCTTCACCGCGGATTCGGCGGCAGCATCCGCGACGCTCTTGAGAAGGGCGACGTCGCCCGGCGAGAGGCCAGCGACATTGATGCGGCTTTCCTCGTTCAATTCTTCACCCCCCAGCCGCAGAGTTTCTTGCCGATGCGGTTATGCCGATCGGCCTGCTCTTTCGTCTTCCGGGTGTCGCCCGGCACCCAATAGACGGGCTTCGCCACCTGACAGAACGTAGCGCCGGCGGTGACCGCGGCCGGCTGCGCAGACTGACACCACATCACAAGCAGGCCGATACAGAGCATCGGTCAGTCCTTTCGCTGGAAGGCGGGATCGAAGGCGGTGTCGTCATCCACCTTCGCGTGGTCGTCGTCGGCCTCGCGGCCGGCGGCATCAGCCCAGGCGAGCTCTTTGTGAGCATCCTCCAGGGCTTCCGCGATTGCTTCCTTGCGACCCAGCCCGCGCTGCTCTGCGTCATGAACCATGCTGGCGACGAACTGCACCAGCGCGATCAGCTTTGGCAGCGCGGACAGGATCGCGAGGAAGGTTTCCACGGCGCGGCCTTACTGGACCGGCGGCTGGTTCTTCACGAGCCCGGCAAGACCGTCGCGCAGGACGTTGATGATCACCTTGGCGGTGCCGAGCGCGGCGACGATCTTGGCGGCGAGGCCAGCATCAATGCCGAGCCCGGCAAAGTCGAAACCGGCGAGACCGGCGACGACGACCATCGCGATATTCAGGATGTTATGAATCAGGTTCGTATTGAGCGACATAGTTCACCTTTGATGTTGGGAGGATTTGCCCGGAGCCGCCGGGCGGCGGTTACGAGACGAACTCGAAATGCATCCAGTCCTTGCGACCGGAATAGTCCCCGCCCCAGCGCGCGCCCTGAGCCTTGAAGGCATCGACCGCGAACTTCGGCATTTTGCCTTTGGTTACGCCGAGCGCATTTCCCGATGGCGCGATGTCGACCGCGATGGCGAAGGAATGATTGGACAGGTTCGACGAGCCGCGGATCAGACGGTAATTGAACGAGCCGCCGTATTCGTGAAGCCCATAGGCTTCGACCTGACCCTGGTTCTTGTGGCAGGCTTCCCAGATTGCATCGAGCGCGGCCCTCAGCGCATCGGCGCACTTCTTATGGATCGCGATGCTCTTGATCGGCTTGCCCGCGTAGGTCATCCGGAACGGCGGGACGACCTTGACCACGTTCGCCGCGAACCATCGTTCGTTGACCCCATGCGGGCCGCGCGGGTCGCCATAGAAGGCCACCTTCGCGGCCATGGTGTCTTTGGGCCACGCGGGAGCGCGCGCCGGAGCGGCGTTTGGCATGTCGGGTTGTCCTTTGGATTAGCGGTCTAGCCGCCCTGCCCTATGGCAAAGAAAAAGCCGCCCGGAGGCGGCTGTTTCTCAGTCTGTCAGCGTCGTCTATTCGACGACATAGAACGCTGGATCTGCGGTGATCCGCAGCCGTCGAAGCCGAATGTTGAGCGAGCCAAGGACTTCCTGCAGGGCGACAGTCTCGCCGGGGAAGCTTTCCTGATTCAGTTCATCAAAACCGATGACGCTACCCTTCGTGAGGCGTGGCATGATCGCGCGCAGTGCTACTTCGGTCGGCTTGTAGATGTCGAAGTCGAAATAGGCGAGCGCTACAATCGTCTCCGGATGAGCGCCGAGATAGGCCGGCACCGTCTCACACGCATCGCCCTCGATCAGCTCGAACTTCTTTTTGTGCGCAATCGGGCTCTCGCTCTCATGATACGAGAGGATGCGTTCCAGATAGGCCTTGTATTCTTTGCCCGTCGAATAGGTCGAGACTTCCATGCCGGGCGCGTTGCCGTCTTTCTCGTCGACCGACGGGAAGCCGGTGAACGTATCGAAGCCAATGATCTTCCGATGATGGTTGAACGGCTCGTACAGTCCGCGCAGGTTAGCGAACAGCGCCATGTTCTGGCCATAGCAGATACCGAACTCCATGATCACGCCGGGCGTGTCTAAAATGAGCTTGTAGATCTCGTTCATGAACAACATGCGCGCCAGGCTCTGGCGCCGGATGAACAGCCCAAGGTTGCTCATCAACTCCGCTTCGCCCATCGGCACTTCGCGGAAATCCTTCCGGAACTGCGATCGCCGATCCAACTCTTCGCCGGACGACCCGGTCTCAACACCAATCTTCTGCGCCATCAATCACCTTTAACCCCCTGGCAGCATTGTACATTCGTCCAAGTTCCGCAAGATTGAACCCAGCCAAAACAGGGTGTATAAATTAAAATAAACAACCTTTTCGATAATCGTCATAGGGGGACGCCATGCAGAAACATAGCGATGGGGTAAAACGAAACCTGAGCTACGACAACGCCGGCATCTCGATCTTTGCGGACGTCTTTCCGAAGGAGGACGTCGACGCGTTCGTTACGACCTTCTACCACCGCTTACTGGTCCAGGCTTTCAAGCTCCGTCTCGTCAATGCCGTGGAGATCGACGAGAACACCCCTACCCCACAAGCGATCGATGACCTTGTGACGCGCATCAACTCGACCAGCAAGGCCGCGCTCGACTTTATCGTTCAGTCGTTGCGCGAGACGCCGGCGGCCAACGAGCTGATGTGCAACCCTGAATTCCTCCGGATCTCTTCTGAGGCGCTGGGTTGCCCCGCTTCGCTGCTCAAAATCCACATGGATGGCATCTTGATCAATTTGCCAAAGAACGAGACGCGCCTCTACAAATTCCACTCTGAGGAGCACTACTACCCGCAGCGCCGAAACTTCTACAATTTCTGGATGCCGGTGATCCGCGACAAAGCCGAGAACAATGGCGCAATGATCGTCAAGCTCGGCGGCCACAAGAAGCCGCACCAGTTCGTGGAGTACACCGGCTTCAACGCGAAGGAGTCGAACGAGGTATCCGAGGCTGATTTCTTCCATCAGCTCCAGATCCCGGAAGACGACATCGCCGAGTTCGAGGACTACATGTGCGACCTGCCCGCGAATACGGCAGCGTTCTTCCACCAAAACCTGCCGCACACCTCGACGGTCAATCTGTCGGGCGACGTCACCTACACGCTCATCATGCGCGGGTATGACTATCGCTACGACCCGACGCTGTCTGACACGACCGGGGTGAAAACCTACACCTCGGCCGCAGCCCGCGGCGGATATCCGAACCTGCGGCCCATGCCGCGGCTCTAAGCCTCCGTCCACCGCATCGGGAACGTGCCATCGTTCGTCACGAACATGGCGATGCCGTTGCCTGATGCATCCCCCGCAACGTTGGCCCGGGTGTCGCTACCATACGCGTAGGAGTCGGGCTGGCTCGGCGTGTAGGCGAACGAGAATGCCACCCGATAGGTCGCCCCATCATTCGGCACAACGAACCCCACCGGGAAATCGCGCCAGCCGCCGCCAGCGTGATTGGATGCAGGGCCGTTGAACACTACGTCATAATTGGTCGGGCTGTTCTCGCGAACGATCTTCGCGCGCACGCCGGCATGTGCGTAGGCACAATGCAGACCGACAGATGCGACCGTTTTGCCCGGCACGAGAGCCTGCGAACGATCGGCGATCGTGTAGGTCACACCCATGTTGGTCGTGCCGTTCGGCGCGGCGCCGTAGTGGACCTTGCTTTCATCCACCATCTCCAGGCACCAGCAGTTTTGGCCGGTCTCGAGGCCGCCCCAGAAGTAGAGCGCGCCGTTGAACTTCTGCAGCGTGCCGGCATGGGTGGCGGCGCCCGGGAAGTCAGACAGCCTCACCAAGGTTTTGCCCTTGTCGAACGAGGCCCACACGGCCTTCTGGTTCGAGCCGTCATGGCCAGCGACGATGACCAGCGCGCCGTTCAGCTCGGCGACCGAGTGGAAGATCATCCCCGGCATCTGGTTCTTGGGGCTGGCGCAGCGGATCCTGAAATCCGAGCCCATGACCATGATGTCGTTGCGGTGCAGCCGATCCGGATAGTCTGAAGTCTGATAGGTGCCGCCGCCGATGAAGAACGCCTCGCCGTCAATCACCGGCGGCGCGCCACAGATGAAGCCGCGCGCACCGATCGCGCTGTCGCCATCGTAGAGCTGCCACGCATCGGTCGAGCCGGCCAGCCGCCGCCAGCGATCCGTGAAGAACTCCGTCGGAGCCGGACTGGCAGGCGTCATAGTCTGGCCGCCGCCGAACCAGTCATAACCGCCGAAGTCGCCCAGCGCCCAGTGGCCGATCCGATTCAACGGGGCAAAGCTCGGCTCCGCGACCCATGGCGAGGTTTCGAGACCATCCCAGGAATGACAGTTCGGATCGTACTCGCCCGTATCGATGTCGCCACCGATCACACGCATCTTTCCGCCGCTCACGATGACCGGAGCCGTATGCCGCCCGGACCACGTTCTCGCGACTTCGCTCTCCGACCAATTCGTGCCGTCGGCGGTTCTGAACACGCGATTGTTGCTGACACCGTTTGCTTGCCAACCGCCGACCGAATACATCTTGCCATCCAAGACGCACGAACTCATTCCGTCACCCGTCGGAATCGGAATCGCGCCGCTCAGAAGCGTCCATTGTGATTGCATGTTAGTGCACCGTGTTCGAAACGCCGTGGATGTAGAAAAACTTGCTGTTGAGCGTCTTGATGCGTGCGGCAAACGACGTGCCCGACGTGCATGCGGTGTCGGACGTCTCAGCAACCTTCCGCTGCGTCGACGTCCCGGAATAAGAGGTCACGGCCGACAGCGTCGCGGTCGCCCAATTGGTGCCGCCGTTGCAGGTCACTTCAGCGGTCAAATCGGTGTTGAGCGCCGCCGAGTTGCAGCCTCCACATGTGTCGTCATATTCAATGAGGATACGATTGTTGGTGACCGACGCATCCGTGGTCTGAGCAGTCGTGATCAACGTCATGTTGTTGGCGACAGACGCCGTCAACATGGTGACTTCGGCAATCTGGAGCGTGCTCGGGTCGCTGCCAGAACTAACATTGATGCGGTAGTAACGACAGCTCGCGGGCGACGCGATATTGAAGGTCTTGAGCTGCCCGCCGGTCCAGGTCTGCCCAGACTGGGTGTCCATGGTCGACCAGCTCGAATTGTCGTTCGAGCACTCAAAAGTCCACGCGGCGGGAGCGTTCGAGCCGTCCGAACGGACTTGGATGGTATAGCTCGCTATGGTCTTGCCGGTCCCGAAGTCCGCCTTCAGCCAATGCGGAAAGGCAGTCGATGTGGATGACCAGAAATCACTAGCGTTGCGGTTGCCCGCCTGCCACGCCGGGAACGACCCACTGAATTCCGAGTCCGCCGACATCGTGACGCCGGATGTCGTCGCCGCCGTCATTAGTGGGATTTGGTTGCTACCGGGCGTTGTCGATGGCGAGTATCGACCATTCGTAGAGTCGGGGGAATAGCCGGTGCTCGCGACGGAATTGACGCCATTCAGTGTGTCGTTCGCACCCTTAAAACCAGTCGCAAACATACCGACCAGTCGGCGATACTCGGCCATAGATTTCGACTGATAAATTATCGACAGCGCGAAATTCTGCCGCTCGGTCGCGGTCATGCCCCCGCCGCCGCCGCCGGCCGGCGCGGCCCATGTGCAGTCCGCTTTCAAAAACTTCCCGGCGGCGGCATCGCCGGCTCCAGGCGCCGGCGCCAGACCTTTCGTCCCACCTGAGCCGCCGTCACCGACGCATCCGTTGAGCGCTGCGGTAACCTGGGTTGCAGTGAGGTCGGACGGCGTAGCCGTACTGCCAGACACGTTCCCTTTGAACGTGTTGTTCGCCATGCTGGCGAGCTTGGCATTCGTCACCGCGCTGTTGGCAATTCCCGCCGTGGCAACCGTGCCGCACCCCAGCGCTGACCCGCTCTCCCGATAGACGCAATCGCTCGCGGCCGTGGCCGAGATATCAGCGACATTGCCTGCCGAGTTGGCCGATCGGCCGATCAGCGACAGCGCCCCGGCCGGCCGCATCTGCGCGTTCGTGACCTTGTTGGTGCCGATCGCCGTCACGCCAGATGCGCTGATCGTGACGTCGCCGGTCATGTCGTTCCAGGTCGGCGCAGCGGTTTGGCCGATCAATATTTGCGCGGCGCTGCCCTTGGCCGTCGACGTCGGCGCGCCCCCCGCGCCTCCGCCCAGCACGACGCCGTATTGTGTCAATGCGCCAGACGACGCCATGACCGATGCACTGCTGAAGTATGGGATACCGCCTGACGTGCCGGCCGAAAGCCCGGTGCCACCCCGACCGACCGCGAGTTGACCGCTCCAGCCCATGGTCATGGAAAACGCCTTCAGGGCGGCTGACGCCGGCGTGCCGCCCAGCGTCACCGTGACATTGGTGTCATTGGCGCTGGTGACGGCTTGACCTCCCGAAAGGTCCCCTGCGGCAGGTTGCGTGCACGCCGGAACACCGGTGGTGGAAATCGTGTTGATCCACTGGCTGGCGGAACAGGTCTTGCTTTGCACACCACCCAGCGATGAGGTCGAAGGGTTTGGCAAATCCGTGCCCACAATCGCGCGGCAAGTCGGAGCAGCCCCCGTACCGGTTCCGACGAGGAAGCCAGTGCAACCGTACATCTGGACGGGTGATGTGCCATTGCCGAAGAGCAACGCATTTGGCGTCAGGCTCGCGCGGCCCGTGCCGCCCTTGCTGATGGACAGCGGCGACTGTCCGGGCTGCACCTGGGCCAAAGCCGGCACGACAAGGCAAAGCGAGAGCGCTGCGGCAAGAAGCCGCGAGGCAGATCGAATCATGTTTGAAGGCCCTTACTTGTAGCCGGTCTTGGCTGAATTCGGCGTGAGCTTGATGCCGCCGCCGTTGCTGTCGATAAGCCAACTTGAGCCGGTCATGATCGTCTGGCCGCTGCCGGACTTAGGCAGCACCGTGATGGTTTTCGTCGCGGCGTTCCCGGCCACATCGGTGATCGTGATGGACTTGTCGCGCAACGCGACGTCCGGCAAATAAACGTTGATCGCGCCCGCGCTCGTGTTGTTGATCTCGATCTCGTCCGCCGCCTCATCATCGGCAATCGTGACGTTGCCTGTTGCTGTGATGAGTTTCGAAGTCACCGTGACGGTCGGCTGCACCCGCTTGAACAGAATGCCATTCGCATCCCGCTCGAAATTCACATGGTCGGCGGCCGTCGTCGTATCTGACGTGTCGATATCCCAGTCGGAATTATCCGACAGCAGATGCAGGCCGCCGAATTGTCCCGACCAATCGCCATTGACGATGGCATTTGTGTCGGCAATGGTCTTGCGGTTATAGACCTTCTCCGCAGAGAGCAGATCTGATGCATCGCGGTTCGCATAGGGCGCCGCAAAAGGATGTGGCGTACCAGCCATCACGCACCCTCCATCACTTCGAATGTGCGACGGCTAAAGCTGTTCGCCCCGTTCGAATTATCCCAGGCCAAGACGGCCCATTTATATGTATGAGACAGCGCATCGATCGCCGTGACGCGGAAAATCGCGGAAATCTGGATTTCGCCGGACTCTTTGCAATAGAGCGATGTGTAATCAATCGCTGTTGTCTCGCTGTCGCGATAAAGCGCGACAGCCAGCACAGTGTGACCAGTGCTAGGTATTGTCAGATCACAAGTCGCTTGCACCATGAACCGCAAATCAACGCCAGCGCGCTTTGCGGTATAAGACAGCGGTGCACCATCGGTTCGTTTGGCCTCGCCGGCTGGCGTTTGGTTGTTCTTGTAACCGCCATAAAATCCGCTTCCGGATGTCGCCCCCACGGTTGATGCGGCGGTTAACACCGCCTTCTGTCCGACCCACGCGCCGGAAGCGGAAACCCAAGCAGTCCCATCCCACCGAACAGGAATTCCAAGAGCAATGTCGAACACCGGCTGCCCAACCTTCGGCGTATAGATCACATATGTCGAATTGGTGCCGGCGCTCTCGCGGATCGCGAGCTTTCCGGCATTCCCGTCCCATGCACCCGTCGGTGACGGGCCGATGATATAGGCCACTCCCTGTGCTGCGGATGGCGGCGCGTTGGTGGTCTGGTTCTGGACGCGGCCGTCCCAGATCAGCGCCGACTGCGGGATCGTGGAGGCTGTCACCCCGAACGGGATGCCATCTTCCCAAGCGGCCGCGGCGCTGAAATGCTCGAACGTGCTCTCGTCTTCGACATAGTGGAGATCGCCGGTCGCAGCCGGCTTATACCGCCACCCTCGCGCGGACCACATCGCCACATCGTCTTCGTGCGCCGACCACGCCCCGGAAGCGCCCGTCGGCACGCGCCAGGCCTCGCCATAAGCCGGCCGCGCGCCGGGATCGGCGTCCAGCGGATCGGGCGGCGTCGTGACGGCTCGCGACTTGACCGAACCTGGAAACTTCACATCGTTGGTCAGGTATCGGCCGCCATCGAGCAGCGCGATAACCGTCACCTCATCATGATCGGCTACGCTGGTCTCGTCGCGATACCAGATGCGTTCCTGCCAGATCACCGCCTGCCAGACATTACCGCCCGACGTCCCGAGCTCGCGCGGGTCCCACGTCTGCGGATCAATATTCGACGGGATCACCGGCACGAGCTCGCCGACGATGGCCGCGCGCATGGCGGCGGGGTCGCGCGCCGCAATGGCCGCGGGAAGAGCGGATTGAGCCATATCTGGTCCGATGGTTAGGCGGCTTCGCCGACCTGATAATCTTGCTGGTCTGCCGACCGATCACGCGACGCGATCGACGAATCGTATTCCCGCAGCGACCACGACACGCCGGTCCAGTCCGACGAGATCGCATCCTTGCGGATCTGATAGATGCCATCGATTTCTGGGTAAAAGCGGTGCTGCACGCGCACGACGTTGCCGAGCTTGCGCTTCAGGATGCGCGCGGAGATCGCGTCGAGATTAGCGATGTCGAGCGCCTTTCCGGTGCGGGAGTCTTCCAAGAACTGCTGGGACAGCCACTGCACGGCGCGCTGATCGGTCGTGAATGGCGTGCGCACGCTGGTGTCGAGCAGTTCGTCGCCATCCTCGTCCGCGCGCAGATCGGCACGGTCGAGCACGGGGCCGTCATCCTCTGCAAAATCCTTGTCCGGAGACGGGAAGCGCGTGCGGACCCGGTTGAACTGATCGTTCTTGGCCGCGCTGTCGCGGAAGTCGAAGCCGCCGCGAATATCCGTTTCGGTGATCGTGAGCACCGGCGTGAGCGGCTTTGACGCCACCCATCCTGATCTCCCGCGCGAATTGACGATCCATGCCCGGTTTGCGGTCAGCATTGCTTCCGTCACGTGGCGCGGGTTTTCGTTGAGCAGCACAAGCCCATCGGCCTGGTGGCGAACCCGCAGATTGCCGTCGCGGTCACCAACCATTTCGTCGTCGTAGTTGGCAGCTTCGATCATCTCATCGAGACGGATTTGATCGGGACGCAGCCGGCCGCCGAAAGGCTGGCACAACCAGTCCCGCTGGATCAGCGTCGGATTCCGTCCCGGCTCGCGGCCATCGTAGTAGAACTTCCAGGTACTCTCGTCGTTCATGTCCTGCGACGGATCGCGCGGATCGAACAGCGGATGGCCGTCGACTTCCATCAGCGGATTGATGTAAGCGACATGCCCCCAGCGAGCATCGAACTGATCTTGAGTCGAGCCGAATTTCGCGCGGAACGACGCGGTCGCATAGCCGCTTTGCCGGAACGACGTCGGCAGATTGACTACATTGAGCCCGGTGCTGTCGTAGACGATCTCGCTTCCGCTTGCCGGGAAATAGGCGTCGAGCAAGGGGTCTTTCGTCTGGTCAGCGCTGCCATTTCGGAAACAGGCTTTTAGATTACCGACGTAATCCTGCCCTTCCACTCCGACCGGATCGAGGATGGTGTTGAACGGCGTTCCGCCCGAGAACGTGATCCGGTTATTGTTGATCGTCACGGAGCGGATAGCGTGGATGCGCCCCCGCGCCAGACCCAGCATGAGATACTGGTATTGCGCCGTCGCATCGTCATAGAACAGCCAGCCGCCACCCAGACCACCCACCCGACCATAGATGCGGCGCTGCGGCGATGCCGACTCGCGGATCGACCCGCGCGCAGAGGGCGTGTTAACATTCGCTACTCCAGTAGAGTCGAGTCCCCCTACATCAGGAACAGACTTCCGAAGCGCAAACTGAGCGCCGACAAGAACTGCGCCGGTGATCAGCGCACCGCCGATGGCTCCCGCCGCGCCAACAGATATTGCAATACCGGCGGCACTCAACGAGTTGAAAATGAGAGCCGTTAAAGCAATCGAGGTTGAAATCGGCTCGCGGGGCACACCGGCCCAGTGCAGATCATCTCCCGCGTACCGGTTCAGCCTCAACAGATGGTCCATGCTACCCTCACCGCCGCTGACGGAACGATCGAAAAGCCTGCTTCGTTACGGCCCACCCACTCACCCCAGCGAACACAGACCACGACCGCCACAGCACGGCCGACCGGCACCAGCCCGACATCGCCGATCCGGGCATCGACCGCCTTGACCCGCCGCCAGCCCTGCCGGCGCGCGACGGCGCGCAGCGCCTTGGGCAGACCACCCCGGCCCAGTACCCGATGTGCGCCGCGCATCGTGCGGTAGCGCCCGCGATAGGCCGAGCACGGATCGAACCCGGTTGCCGCCAGATGCACATCGCCGTGAAACAGCGCGCAGTCGTCCCGGCCCCACTGCATCGGCCGGCCCACCGCAGCGCGCATCGCCTTGCGCAGATGGTATTGAACCCGGCGCCGCAGCGCCCGCTCGTCGCGCGTCATGCCGATCGCCAGTTGGAATCGCGGTTCACGAAGGTGTGCACCAAAGCCATGCCGCAATCGTCGGGATATTCGGAGCGCTGCTGCTGATCGGTGAGTGCGATATCTTGCGCGCGATCGAGGATGCGGAAACCCTGCTGCCCGACGATCTGGATCGTCGCCGTTCCATTCTTGGGATCGACCTTGAGCTTCTGGTAATCGCAAAGCGCGTCGATTGTCGGTTCATCGTCGACCGTGATCAGGCCACGCTTTGAGATTGCACCGCGGGTGACGGTCGCCGTCTTGTTGCGCACCAGACCTGAGAGGATCTGTGTCGCTGTCGGGGGCACGCCTCGCAGCGTGAAGGTGACCTCATTGATGGCAAGATCGACTGACCGCGATGCGCCGCTGATCTGGCCGAGAATGCCGCAGCCGGTCCATTCGTATCCACCCCAGGGCAGAATGCCGGTGCGCGACCAATACCGCACCGGCCCGGACGGGTGGTCGCAATAGAACAGCAGGAACGGCGAGTGTCCGACGCGATAGGCGCGCGCCAGCGCGGGCGAGATTTCAGACATCGCGCACCACTTCGATCAACCTGAAACCGAGATTGCCGACATTGCCAAGCGAGCGCGTGACGATGCCTTGATCCTTGTCGGCCAGCCGGAAAACGCAGGTCGGCTCGCGCAGCACCACCATATCGCCCATGGCGAAATCCTCATGCAGCGCGCCCTCGAAATAAACGCGGCACTTCCCGTCCGCATTGGTGCGGGAGACCGCGGTGATCTCGTAGAGATTGCCCCAGGGCGTCGGGATGCCGTTCGGGCGAAGCTCGATCAGATCGCTTGGATTGAGCACCGCCTCGATGTTCGCGGGCAGGCCGCGCAACACGATCGAGTCCTGTCCGGCAACAGCCGGCTCGTCGAGCGTCACGAACGGCGGCAGCGCACCAGCCGCCCACTGCGATCCATCCGACCACGCCGAGCCACCCGACCAGTTCGACAGCGTGCCGGGATTCTTCTCATCGTAGACCGGCCGCATACGGTAGTAGTCGACGAGGCGGACCTTGCCCGTGGTACCCCGCAGCCGCGTGATGAACCCCTGCCAGTCTCGCCATGATGGCTGGCCTTCATGCGCCTTGGCCGCACTGAGCGCCGCTGGCGGCTTGATATCGGCCATCCAGATTTGCACGAAGGGCCCATAGGGCGAGCGCTCGCCAGTCCATGGCGAGGTGTTATCGATCGCAGGCTGCGACAGACTGAAGGTACCCTGCACCGCCGCACGCATGTGCCGCGGCAATTCCCAGACAGTCTCGACGGTGTCGGTCATGAGCGCGTCAACGTGTCATGGTCGAGACGGATGGAGTCGCGCAGATCTGTCTGCACCTGCTGCCGCAGGACCACATTGTTTTCCTGTAACCGGCTTTCGATCGCCGCGATGTCGGTCGGCGTCATGCCGGCCTGAAAAACAGGGGCGGACGTGATGGAGACGTTGATGTCACCACGCCCGTTCGGCATCGAAACCCCATTGGGAATGATGCGGCCGGCCGTGTTCGGTGAAAAAATCTCCGGACCATTCTCGCCGACGAGATAAGCCTTGCTGCTCGACACAGGGCCACCAGAAGCTCGGCCACCACCAAAAACACTAGCAAGCGCCCCCATAATGCCGCCCGTTCCCCCGGTCGTAGACGCAAAGCCAAGGATCTTCGCGAACGCCCCCTCGCCGGTCAGCGCCGCCTTGATCAACTCGTTGGTCAAGCTGCGCACCGCAGATCGCAACAGATCGATGCCTTTGGTCGAAGCGTCGATATTGCTCAAAGCGCTGGCGAGTTGATTCCCGACAAAGCGGGCGGCGTCATTGGCGCCCTCAAAGTCTCGCTTTGCCGCGGCAGTCGCGGCGGCAGCACGACCGAACGCCGCCGACACTTCGTCAATCTTCGCGGCATAGGCATCGTTGATTTCGATCCCGGAGCGGAGCAAGGCTTCCGTCAGTTCGGCTTCTGCACGCGCTTGCGCTTTGGCCTCGACGTTCATGCCGACCGTGTCGGTTTCCGCCTGATAGGCTGCGATGCGCTTGTTGATCTGCTCGATCTGCCGGTCGAAAGCTGTGTCCTTTTGCTTGCCAAGGTCGGGGCGCGGCTCGAAGGCCGATGTCGGCGTGTCCGGCGGCGGCTGGTCACTATCGAGCCGCGATTGAAGCAGGCCGCGGCGGCGGGCCAAGACCGCGCCGTACTGATCGAGCTTCTGATTCAGATCGTTGATATCGCTGTCGATCGTATCTTTGGTCGTGCCAAAGAAGTTGTTCATGAAGTTGCCAGCCGGTGCGCGCTCGCGCTTCTCCAGCAGGTCATCGCGTTTCTTTGTGAACTCCGAGATAGAATCCTCAAGGTCCGCGATTTCGTTCTTGATCGTGGACGTCGGCCGACTGCCTGGGCTGGCGAAGGACGCGAGCGCATCACGCGCCGCGGCGCCCATCTTCTCCAGATACGGGATGAATTCCCGCAGCGCCGGGAGCAGATCGCCGATCGAGGCGAGCAGCTTGTTGCCAAGCGCGCTCGCCAACAGACTGATCGTCGACTGCGCTTCCTGTGCCTTGCGCACCATGCTGTCGTCGATCGTGATGCCCCACTCGCGCGCCTTGCGGGTGAATTCCGCGATGCGATCCGCGCCGTTCTCGAAAAACTGCGTAAGCCGCTCGCTGTCGCTGCCGAACGCCGTCAAGGTCAGTTGCGCACGCTTCACTTCGTCTCCCGTTGACGCCAGCGCCTGGCCGATAATCCGCAAACGATCCGATTGCGTGTCAGCGTTCTTGAACGCATCCACAAACCCGCCGCCAATGTTGCGCAGCGAATTGTAGAATTTGTTTCCGGCATCGTCGCTTTGCTTCGACACCGACGTGAAGGTCGTCAGCGCCTTGCTCAACTCGTCATTTGAAACGCGAGCGTCCTTGGCCGCGAGGCTCAACGCCTGAAGTTGCTCGACTGGCATCCTAAGATCGACGGCGCGATCACCCAATTCCGCCAAGGCATTCGTCGCTGCGATGATGGACGCGACCGCGCCGCCGGCCGTGAGCGCAGTCACGATCCGCCCCATGAAATTGGCTCCGAGTTGCGGGTTCAGCTTCGCAAAGCGATCCTCAATCGAGGACACGGCCTGATCGGCCATGATCCCCGCCTGATTGAGTTGCTTTTCGAAGGTGTTGAGCCGCGCTTCGAGCGCGGTCACCAACTTGACGTCGTCAGCCATGCGTCAATGAATCCCGCTCATCATAGGACCGTGCTTGGCGATCATCGCGTCGAACTCGGCAGCCGTGGGGGCTTCCGGTTGCTCTTCCGCGCCTTGGGCGCGGTTGTAGCCCTCTATGCAGGCCCAGAGCTCCCAGAGGGTCGCTGCTCGCGTTTGGTTTGGCGTCCAGCCGATGCCGGCGCCGCGCCCGTAGATTGCGGATCGGACGAGCCGTCCGTCGGCGTGGTAGATTTGCTGTCCGGGGCCCGATCCGCTTCGGCTTTTTTTGTGGGGTTATCACCCTCCACACCGACCATGGCGGCCAGCAGGATCGCCATCGCGACCTGTCGGCTTTCCTGCCATGGCCGGTTGTCGACATAGCGCTGCACGAGCGTCAGCGCCGGGACCGGCTCCATGCCGCCGCCGATCAGGCCGAGCCGCACGGTCTCGCGGACATCGATCCAGCGCCAGCGGCCGGCACGCACGCGATCGAAAATCTCACCGACGCCCGCGCCACACTTATCCTCAAGCTCAAAGACCTCTTTGAGCTTGGCGATATTGAAGGTGTGCTCACCATCCGCCCAAGTGAGCACCACATGCCCATTCACCATCAGGGCGAATCCACCCAGGTGATCTCGCCGTTCGACTGCAAGGTCACCGTCACGTTGATCTTGCCGTCATCCTGGTTGCCGGTGATCTCCAGCGACGTCAGCAGGAAGCTGCCGGCGAAGTATCCGGGGGTGCCGAGCAGGTCCATGATCACGCGGACATTCTTCGCGGTGCCGTCGAGTTTCCAGTCGCGCCAGAAGTCGAAGGTCTCTTCGGCCATGACGCCCGAGCCTGAGATTTCGGCCGAGCTCGACCGCGTGACGCGCTCGACCCACGCCGGCAAATCCGGATCGCCGCAATCCGGAACCGTCGAATCCGACGTCTCCGACGAAATGGTGAAGCCCTTCGAAGTGAGGCCACACACCTTCGACGTGAAAACCTCAGGGTCGGCACCGTCACCGGGCCAGATAGAAAGCTTCGTCCAGCTACGTGTCGTCGGCTTCGCCATGGCGAATGCCTCCTATTTTACAGGGTGGATCGGAGAGTTACGCGGAAGGTTCGGTACGGGCCCGCACCATAACAATGGCGTGAGACGTCAAGCCGTCAGGGTCATTCGTGTATCGGACGGACTGCACAGTCAGGGCGACGAGCCGCTGATTTTCGTCGAGCGGCAGTGATGCGCCATGCAGAGCAGCGCGGATGGCGCGGCCGATTTGCTTGACTTCGACTGAGCCTGTCGCGCGCGACCACCCGTCGATCTGCAGCGTTGCGTCAGAGCCTTCATATTCATCAGCCTCTTCGGTCAATACGTCGAAAGGGCCGAACGAAACATACGGAAAGACCGGCGAAGCCGGAACGGCGTCATAGATGCGCTGCCCGGCGATGTTCGCGGTTTTGAGCGCAGAAAGAATAGCCTTCTGCAACGGCAGGGATGCATCAGCGATGGTCATTGGATAGGCACAAGCTTTCCCATGGCTTTCTTCGCCGCGGCTTTTATCGACTTCCGGATACTCGGCTTCAGCAGCCGATAAGACGGCCAGAAGAACGGTTGCGCATTCATCTTCTGCGTGCCGAACTCGTTAGCGTTCGCGTAGTCGTACTCGACGCCGCTGCCCTTGCGGACTTCCTTGGTTGTCAACGCGCCGCCCGCCTTCACGTAGACTTGCGCGATCTGTTTGCCCGGCTCGACGCGGATCGATTCCAGCAACTCGTTGCGGCCATCGATGCCCTTCGACACGGCAAGCCGCATCACATTCGCCAGACGATTGCCCTGATTGTTCACTTCGGCGGCAATGTCGTCTTGAATTGCCTTGGGAAGTTTCTTCATTAGTTCCCGGAAGCGCTGCACCGACTGGTTGCGCGCCATCAGACCGCCACCCCTTCCTCGCACAGCATTTCGATCCACTGGCGCTTACCATCGGGATCGATGATCGACCGAATATTGTAGTCCGTCTCAGACCGCATGTTCCGGGCCTTCCATGCGTCCGTGACCTGCCGCGTGATCGCCGCGGCGCGCACCGTGACATTCAGATAATTCCGACCCGCCAGTCGCGCCGCCTGAATCGACTCGCCGCCCAGCTTTGGCTTGACGTTTCCCGACACGACGAAATCCGGCACGTCCGCAAAACCCGATGTGGTGTTGCCAAAACCATCATCGGCCACGACCGGCCGGAAAAACCCGATGCGCTCACGAAGCTCGCCGGCCTGCATCGTTCACGTCCTGCGGTCGATCAACGGTGATGGCTTTGCCCTGCCAGATCGCTTCATCCGCGCAGCGCTGCTTCACAAGCAGCACCATCCCGGCCTTGTATGCGATCGTGACGTTGTGGCGGACGTGGAAGTTGAAATCCGCCGTGAAGCGCACCCAGGGCACTTACAGCGTGACGCCCGGCGCCTGAATGTTAACGGCCAGCACGGTTGCCGACTTCGCGAGCCCGAGCAGGCAGACGTTTTCGCCATTCGCGAGATCGGCCGCAGGTTGGATGCCGCCCGCCGTCTCCGAGAGATAATAAGCCGAGCCAGCCGTGAGCGTCGCGCCGATGGTGATATCGCCCTTCATGAGGATCTGCAGCGGCTGACCATCGGCCGCGCCATTGAGCGCTATGCCGCGCGCGGTCTTCGCTTCGGCCGTGGCCGAATTCGAATCCGCCTTCATGTATTTGTTGGTGGTGCTGGACTTATAGACCGGCTGTCCTGCGGTGATCGTCTCACCGGCAGTGCCGTTTTCGGTGATGGCGTTCGCGCCCTTCAGCACGCTCGCCGCGGTGATGGTGAGGTCGGTCATGGTTGTCTCCCGATGGGGCTAGAACTGCATGCGCCGGAATGGCGCAATCAACGCATCAACAGCGAACGGAAGCGCGGCTGGCGCGGCACCAACCACAACCGCGCTGCGGTTTTCGTACCAGTGTCCCACGAGCAGCAGGATCGCAGTCTTCAGCGGCGCCGGGACGCTGGCGACATCGATGTAGCCAGCCAGATAGGTGACATGGACCGCCGGACGATCGGCGCTGACCCCCGCAAAATCATAGGTCGATTTGAAGCGAACGAACGACCCGAGCGCGTCGGTTGCCAGCGCGAAGTTCGCGCCATCGATCGTCTGGGTAGCACCGTAAGCATCCTCGTATTGTACCGAGGTGATCGACTGCACCGGTGCGAGCGGAAGACGCAGGCATCGTTCGAAACAATCGAAATCCTGACGCCAGGTCTGCGGCATGAGGCACCGGCCAAGGATGCCAGACCACCCGTCCAGATGTTGGACCGCCGACGACAGGAACGCCTTCAGCATATCGTCGTCATCGGCGTAATCCGACGCGCCGACATGCGCCTTCAGCGCGGCCATTGTGACCGGGCCAGCATCAGCATCGGGCGGCGTGACAAGAACAGGTCGGTACATCATCCAGCCTTTTGCACCAGGCGGTTCGGATGCCGGGAGTGGTCATAGCGCTCTTCGACTTCGGCCGCCGACGGCGCGTCCCGTTCGGTCATTTCGACCTTCACCGAACCGTCATCCTGATTGAGCAGCCGGACGTCGACACAGTCATAACCATAGAGTCGGTCGCGATCCGTCGCGCAGCCGTCCATCAGCGATGAGGTCTCGGGGATGGTGATCTCGATACCACGCGCGGCCGCGATGCCGAGCCAGAATTCGCAGCAGGCCCGGCCCTGCTCTGCATGGTGCGAATTCGCCAGCGTGTAATCGAGGCCGAAGAGCGAAATGCGCTTCACGCCAACATGGATCGCCAAGGCGATGGCATACGCCGCGGTCGAATTGAAATACGGCGCGCCGCCATTTCCGTCGAGACCACGGTTCAGAACGTCTTCCAGCGGAAACGCGACGAGGCCCGGATAACCATCGCGCACCACGCTCGTATAAATCGGCCCCGGATGACGCTTGAGCCAGCTCACCATGGCCGCGATGTTGCCGTCCGGTCGCGCAGCCGCGCGCGCCTCCTGGACCTTCACATCGTCCATGTGGAAAATACGGTCGCAGCGGAGCACGTCGCCGATCGCGTTGATGCCCCACACTTCATCACAATACGCCGACACCCCGCCGAGACGGCGGGTCAACTCGAAGAACGTCGCGCATGACGGGCCAAGCCCGACAATCGCAACATGCGCCGGCACGGATGCCGGCGCATTTTCGTTGGCGATGAGCATCAGGCGACGGGAGCCTGATGCGGGTTGCCGAGGATCACCGAGGCGGCGACGAGCGCAGTCGCGGTGCCGACACCGTAGAGCTTGAGCTTCAGGTAGCGTTTGTTGCCGCGATAGCCGACCCGGCCATACTTACCGGCCGACGTGCTCAGGGTGAGCGCCGCCTCGGTGCCGAGCAGATCGGCATCGGCAACGGAGGTGAACGAGTCGCCGGTCGCGGCGGCTTCATAGACCACAGGGGTGACCGTATCGGCAACCGACGCGCTGCCGCCGGCCTGGTAAGCGAACTCGACCGACTCGTAGCCTTGACGATCGATGATCGCCGAGAGGACGCCATTCGCCGCGCCGGTCGTGCCGACCGCCTGCGGCTTCAGAGCGCGGATCACGCTGATATTGTTGTGCATGTCCTTCATGGACTTGCCCTTTCGTTTCAGATGGAAGTTGGGGACGATGGGCGGCCCATCGGGCCGCCCGCTGTTCGATCAGGCTGATTCAGCCGATCAGGTGCTGCACTTCAGGGCTTTGATGGCCTCGAAGTTCTGGATGCCGCCACCAACACGCTTCGTGGTGTAGAACATCACGTAGGGCTTGTTGGTGTAGGGATCGCGCAGCACGCGGATGCCGGCGCGGTCGACGATCAGATAGGCGCGCTTGAAGTCGCCGAACCAGATCGGGAACTTGTTGGCGCCGATATCCTCGACGTTGTCATCGTCAGTGATCGGATAGCCCATCAGCGTGGCCGGCTGGCCAAGCTGCAGCGACGGCTGCCAGAGCGGCAGCTTTTCCGAGCCGAGCGAAGTGAACTTACGCACCGCAGCCTGCGTCTTGCGGTTCATCAGGAACCGCGCGTTGGTGCGGTAGCCCTGCTTGATCGCATAGACGAGATCGGTCAACGCCTGGTCGCCCGCATGGGTGGAATCGTTCAGCGCGGCAGCCACCCCCGACACGGCATAACCAACCTTGCCCCACGCATACGATGAGTCAGCCACCATCGTGTAAGACGAGATTCCGCGCGGCTGGTTGACGCCGTCGCCGGAATAGAAGGCGGCGCCCTCCTTCTCGGCAAACACGATCGACACTTCGTCGCCGAGCCACTGCCCGATATCGATGCGCGCGTCGTCAAGGGCCGTCTGCGTGGCCGCGGGGTTCGCGTAGAGCTCCATCGCCGGAAACTTGAGCGCCGCAAGCGCCGACGTGCTGGTCTCCGGACGAGACTGCTTTTCGCCGACCCAGCCGCCGGTCGTGCCGCCCTGGTTGACCAGCTTTTCGTAGGTACCGGTCGAGATAGTGATAACCGACGCGATGCCGCGGATCGCCGACACGGTGCCGAGCACCCGATCGATGGTCTGCTCGGTCGTCTTATCGACGAGATATCCGCCGTTCGGATCATTATCCGTGGTCGCGGCCGCCTTGACTTCGAGGTCGCGAAGGCCCGCCTCGGCGCCCTTGCGGAAGTACGAGTTGAACGCCTTCGCGTGCGCGCGTTCGTCTTCGCTCAGTTTGTCGCCGGAACCGCCGCCGACCCGCAGAGCAGCGACCAGGGCGTTCACCTCGTCGATCGAGCCCTGCAATTTGGTGATCTCAGCATTGATGCGGTCGACCTTTTCCGTCTGCACCACGTCGCCGAGACCCTTCTTCAGGTCGGCGATTTCCTTGTCACGCTCGGCCTTGAAATCCTCGAACGTCTTCTTCAGCTCGTTGAGGATCTTGGTCGCGTCGCCGGCGTCGGCGCGCACGTTGTAGAGACCGCGCGCACGCGCATTCAGCGTCGGCGGGCAGGTCAAAGCGCTCGCGCCCATCAGCGCGAGTTTCGAAACGTTCTTCATGGGATGAAGCCCTATGATTTGATGATGTTGATCAGGTCGCGAAGACCTGCATGAACGCCTGCATCGCGCGCGGCGGAGTCACGGCCTGCATCTCGCGGAGCCGAATTGGTGATCTGCGCCAGCATTTCGCTGCGCATGGAACGGGGATAGCCGGCCTTGGCGAGCGCGGCCTCAGTTTGCCGGCGCGCCATCAGGCGTTGATCGAGATTCTTGGTGTCGGCATGGTCTGCCGACAGGCTTTCATTCACCGAGTCCGCAAAACCCTTGTCGACAGCTTCGCTCGGCCCCATGAAGGTTTCCGCGTCCATCAGCTTCTGGATCGCCTTGCGGTCCATCCCGGTGCGGGCCTGATAGATATCGGCGATGGCGCTGTCGAAGCCCTCAAAGAGGACTGCCGCTTCCGTCATGTCGTGACGGTTGCCGACGACCATACCCCAGGCATTGTGCACCATCATGAAGGTGCCCAAGCCCATGCGGATATCATCGCCGGACATCGCGATGATTGACGCGGCCGACGCGGCCCAGCCCATCACATCAATGGTGACCTTGGCCGGATGCTCGCGCAGCAGGTTATAGATCACGATGCCCTCGAACATATCGCCGCCCGGCGAATTGATCTTCACCGTGACGTCGTTCTTGCCGATCGAGCGCAGCGCCGCTGCCATACGCTTCGCCGTGAAGCCGCCCCCGGTCCAGAAATCCTCGCCGATCACGTCATAGATCGAGATCGTATTGCCGTCGTCGGACTCGGCCGCCAGCGGCTTTTCCGACCACTTCGCCAACACGTCCGAAGGCGCGTCCCACTGAAAATTCTGCGGACGCTGAAACGACTTCGCCTCAGGCATCTTGCGGATCGTCATTGCCCGGCTCCTTGCTGGTCTTGTCGCCGCCCGCTGTGTTCGGCGGCGGGTAATAAATGTCACCACCCTCGCGGGGGTTCTGATCTTCGAGTGCGCGCACTTCGTTGGGCGACCACACGCCCCACTGAAGGCCTTTCACGTAGGCTTCCCAGCGCGTCTTGATGTCGCCTTTAACAAGCGCCGCCCGGTTATATCGAGCGTAAATCGCTTCGTCCGAGTTGAGGTCGACCGTGATCGCCTCTTCCCACATCGTTAGATAGTCTTCGAGCGTGAAGGTGATGAAGCCGTTGGCCTTTTGCTCCAGACCCGTCCCCCAGTTCGAATCCGAACCGGAGTTATCGCCAATCATCGACGGCGGTACGCCGAAGAACATCGCGATGTCGGAACGCGACAACTGACGGCTTTCGACCCACTGAGCATCGATCGCCGTCATGCCCATGCGCTCGTAGCTCATACCCTCTTCGAGGATAAGGTTCTTGCCCTCGCGCTCGCCACCACCTCGATATTCTTCGAGGCTTGCACGCAGGTTTTGCTGCGCATCGTTGCCGAGCTTGCCTGGGTGCTTCAGAACACCTCCAACACGCGCCCCGTTCTTGAACGTTGTCGCCCCGTGATCCTCTTGCGCGAGTGAAAGTCCGATTGTTTCCCGCGCATAAGTGATCGGCGTGACGCCGGAGTAACCGTTCAGCGTAAGGCCGTAGAGGTGGAAGATTTCCTTTTGAGCGAACGTCGTCTTACCGCCGTTCTTGCGGGTGTAATCGAAGCTGATCGACAAATCGTCATTCTGCTTGATCTCAACACGGTCGGGATTCAGCGGAATCAGTTCTTTCAATTCGCCGCGGGATTCGACCTTCAGAGCGATAGCGTTCCCGCGCAGCAGGACGTGCGCCATCATCATGCGCTTGAACTGATGCGGCTTCTGCCATCGGTTTGGCTTCCGATTAAGAACGCGCCAAAGGGGGGTGTCCGAGGCATCGTCCCGCCGACGCGCATCAACGCGGCGTTTGATGTGCAGCGGAAGCGTGGCCGGCGGCCCGCTAAGCAAGCGGATACACCCATAGACAGGACCGCTGCGCAGCGCATTGCCGGCATTGACCACAACGCCAGAGCGAGACTGATCTCCCGCGCGGAGATATTCCTCCAGTTGAGATGACGTCGAGATAATCACCCCGCCGCCCGCGTCCTGCACAGCAGCACGCGGTGCCGTATCGGGCCTATTAAACCAGCGGTCCCAGAAGGCCATTGTTTATCCTTAGAGGACCAGCGCGCCGCGAGTGGCATAGACCGACGCGCGATCGACCTTCACCGTCGCCACACCAATACTGTTCGCCAATGCCGGCATGCCGTCGATACGTCCTGTTGCCTTGGCCTTGTTGAAGTGCCGGTGACCGGTGCGGTTTTCTTCGTAGACCACGTTCGCTGCGCACATCGTCATGACCGGGTTGACCTCGATCGCGATCCGCTCTTCCAGCAGCGCCGCTTCCATCTTGTTGATGGAGTCCGGCATCCAGAGCACGAGCTCGTCGGCGCCGCTTTCTTCCTGCACCACGTCGCCGCGTTCGCCGATCTTGCGCCGCTGGAAGCCCTGCGGATGGACGACCGCGCCGGGAAGCTCGGCGCCGATCTCCGACATAGCGTCGAGCAACTGCTCGAGCCCGTATTGGTCACAGCCGATGATCTGCGGGTGATACCGCGCGCAGATTTTCGGGATCGCGTCGGCGAGCCAGGCGTACTTGATGCGCGGACCCGGCACCGCCTCCAGATAGCCTTGCTTGACCCATTCCTCGTACGGCGCGCGATCAGCCTTGGCTCGCGCGGCGAGCGTATCCTTCGGCGTCCAGAACCACGCCTTCGACGCGAACCGCCACTGGTCCTTTTTGTTCTCCAGCACCCACGTCAGCACGAACGCCGTGAGGTCGCGGGAGCGCGAGAGATCGAGGCCACCAAAGCACGGCACGTTCCGCGCAGTCAGTTCGTCCGGGTCGAAGGCCTTGTCGTCGATCGCGCGACACGCCAGCCAGACCTTGCGCGGGATCGCGGACGTTTCGCTCTCGGTCCACTGACAGAAGTTGAGCCGGCGCACCAAGCCCTCTTTCGAGGGCATCCCTTTCGCTTCCTGCACCTGCTCCCGAATGTATTGCGGGAAGATCGAAACGTGCAGGTTTGGATTCGCCTTCGGCCAGCAACTCTCGTCTTCGAACGGCTCGTCGCCTTCATCGAGCGAACAGACGAACGCAAACCAGGCGTCGTTTTCGATCTGCCGATGCACGATCTGCACCGACATATCGTGCTCTTGACCACAGACCGACTTCTTGTCGAACCCCGAATTCGTGATCTCAAACAGGAGTGCGTCCTGCTTGCCCTTCGTGCCGGCACGCAGCATCTCGATGACGCTGTTGTCCGGGTGCTCATGCACCTCGTCGATCAGCGCACAATCAGGCCGGATGCCAGACTTTCCCTTCTTCGCCGACGAGATCGGCTTGTAGATGCAGGAGCCGCCACGGCCCTGATACGACAACTGCCAGACCGGCGTTTGCCCGGTCGGCGTCAGCCGGTTGAACAGCGCGGGCGAGCGCTCGTACATCGCGACCGCGTCGCGAAACAGGATCATCGCCTGATCCTGATCCGTCGCCGCCGAATACACTTCCGACCGCACTTTGCCGCAGGCAGAGTGCATGTAGTGGCCGATTCCGGCCGCCATCGGCGACTTGCCGTTGCCTTTGCCGATCTCGACATAGGCTCGGCGGAAGCGCCGGATTTCGATCAGCTTACCGGTCGCGACGCCATCCTGATCTTCCTCAGGAACAGTCGCCTTCCAACCGAACAGCGCGCCGACGATGAAGCACTGCCACGGCCGCAGGATGAACGGCTTGACCTTGTCGCCGACTTCGACCGTCAGGACCGTCCGGAAATACCGGATCACCTTTTCGGCGCCGGCAACGTCCCAGCGCAATCCGCGCGCCGCGCCGCTTTCCAGATCGTCCAGATGGCGCTTACACGCGGCCCGGACGTGCGGCCCGGCGATGATCTCCCCTGCTACAACTGCACGCGCGTAATCGGTCGCCTGATCCTGTGGCTTACCCGTAGAACTCATCGGCCGGATCGTCGAAAAGCGAGCCCTGCCCCGGAATCATGTTGCGCTCGGACGCGATCGACAGTCCGCATTCCATCATCAGTGACCGCCATTGGCGCCACGCCTCGTTCATTTGCGCGACGTGCGGATGGCTTTTGAGCTGGATTCCGTTACGGCCTTCGACCATATAAATCTCGGCGTCGAGACCTGCTTTGCCGGTGACGCGCTCGGCGCCGCGCGGCACGTCAGCGTCCTTGCCGAGATCGACCTCGTTCTGCGCGAAGAATTTCCGGAACGCCCGCAACCGGATTGTGGCGCGGCAGTATTCAAGGATCGAATCCACGAAGTGCGGCTTGAGCCGATCCAGCGCGGGATCAGCGAGCATCACCGAAACCCGATCCCACTCGCGCGACTCTTCGCGCGTCAGGCCGCGCGGCTTAAGCCGCTTCGCAAGCTCTGCCGGCGTCGGCCGAACCTTGGTCCCTGTAAGGGGAACCACATTCGATGGTGTTGGCTTCCTGCCTCGCATGAGACCAGTGGGCTTTCTCTATTCAATTCCAGCTTTGTGCGCGCGAAGGGTCACCGCCGGTCCCGGCGCGAAAGGGCCCAGACTTTTGACCCACCCCCCTACGCGCGGTTCGCGGGGTGTTTGTGATCGACGGGCCAGCCATCGAGGCCAACCTCAGAACTGAAACCCTGCAGGTCTTCCATCTGGCCAGCGCTATCGTGGTGTTCTTTGCAAAGGGATTCCCAGTTGTCGGTATCCCAGAACAGCGCCTCATCGCCTTTGTGCGGGCGCTTGTGGTGCACCACGGTTGCTGCTGTCAGCTTCCCTGCCTTCTCGCACCATGCGCAGAGCGGGCGTTCCTGCAGGTGTCTGAGCCGAGCGTGGCGCCATCGCGCCGTCTTGTACCAGCGCTTCCAGGGAGGATCGTTGGCCATCTAAACAAAGGGGCCACTGGCGGGAGAGCAGCACTGCACCCGACACCAGCGGCCCAAGTCTAGGGAGGAAACGCTCAAGACGAAGATAGGCTCGGCATAACCGAGGCCATCTCACACCCTATGGAATCGAAAAGCCCGACAGGGGCGTCCTGCCGGGCTTACTCCCGATGTGTGGCGGGCTTCACTTCATGGCTACGCACTTGCCGGGGCTGCTGCCCTCTCATCCACCATCGCCGAGGTCTACCAGGATTGTCTGGCTGCTACGAAGCGAGGCCAAGCGCAGTCTTTAGTGCGCCGATTCGCTCATCGTCTTCAAGGTCTGTGATTCCCTTGATCCAACCGGCGGGGCGCACGGAGACGATATCGCCAAATCCCACAGGCACTTGCTGCTCGATACGGTGCTGTGAATATTTCTTCCGACGCTTGCGAATGCGCACGGTCTCGACCACGGAGAACATCGGCCAGTGCCGGTTTTCCTCAGCCCGAATATCATCGATCACCCGATCCGAAACGATCACGGGTTGATCGTTCCGCATCATGATCTCCATGACGCCCGGCACCGACAGGATGCGGCGAATGTGCTGCTGCACACCCCACACAAAGACGAAGAGATAGCCAGGAAAGAGGTTGCGGCGCGCTTCGATCTTCCTGCCGAAGCGGATCACCGTCCACGGGCACTGGGGCAGAAAAACCCCAAACCGCCGGCCAACCAGATGCGCCGCCGCGGTCTGTTCACGTCCACCTTCGACGCGCACGATCAGCCACTTGCCTTCGACACCCGGCACCATTTCAGCATCACGCGGGCCGATGCGTTGTTCGTATTGCGCTGCCATCGCCAGATATTTCTTCTCGTCGATCAGTGATGCCAACATCGCTCTCCCTCACGCTGATTGTTTCAGTTCGAATTCCGGCCATGAGCCGTCGGCGCGCGGCGGGAACGGTGCCGGTACGCCGTAGATCGGATTGAATTCCCGATTGATCAGTTCGCCGACGAGCCGACGCCATGCGCCAAACTCGTTACTGCCAGCGGCAACCTTGATCCACTTCCCTTCGGGACCGCCGTGTTCGTTCACGGCATCGCCAAGCGCCAGCGCCTGCGGTGTAAGTTCGACCGGCGCGAGAAACCCGCGACCGCCGTCAACAACCTTGTGTGGTGGAAATCCGACAGAACCGATCATCCGCAGGATCGCCAGCCAGGCTCGGCCCTCGCGCGAGTTCACCGGGACGACGCGCTGCGCCGCGATCTGCTCGGCGTCCTGTGCCAGCTTCTCGAAGGCCGGCCACGCCTCACGTTCCCGCAAGAAACTTTGCGCTGACGGTTTCGTGCCAGGGCGCTTATCGCGAGACCGCTTCGCGATCAGGCCGCGCGCTGCTCGCGTGACCCGTGGTCGCTCATCGGCCGTCAGCGCTGCGAAGATCGTCTTGGCGAGTGTGACTTTAACGATCGGATCGCCGTCGCTCTCCCAGACCGTTTTGAATTCTTCCCATCCCTCAACGACGCTGTCGGACGGCCCCCCAAGGGGGGCTTGGGGGGAGTCTTCAGGTTCGGGTTCAAGAGAGTCTAGGCCCTCACCGCAGGTGGGGGGCTGCTGGAGTCCCGCTAGAGTCCCAGCCGATTTCGGTTCGTCCCGTGACCCTGTCTGGGAGACAGGGTCAGCCGCGGCAGTTTCGTCGGTATCATCGGGCGTTTCCGCGCCGCCGGCGCGTGCCTCGATATCTTCCTGCTCGGCAGTCAACAGCAGCCGGATATCATCCGTGGTGCGGCGGCCGCGCCCCTCAGTGTTGCGCTTTCCGGCCTCGTCGATCCACTGCGGGAAGCGTGCGATCGCGCCGATGCTCTCGAGCCACGCGAGCCGCCGGCGGACGGTCTCTTGCGCGAATTCGCAATCTTCCGCCAGCGTCGGGATGCCGACGAAGCATGACCCCTCCCCGTTGACGTATTGCGTCAGCATGCAGAGCAGCAGCTTGGCATAGGGATTTCGGAGCCGAAGGTTGCGCGCCCAGGCATGGGCCTCGTCGGCGGCGATGCGGCGCGCGCGCTGCTTTTTGGCTGGAGTGTTCATGACACCGGCACCTGCATTGGCACTTCCGACACGGCCCGCGTGGGCACGCACGGCGGGGTCTGCTCGCACACGAACGTCTGCCCGTTCCGGTGCCGCCATTCCCGCCAGGGAAGCCCCTGCGGCGGATGCACGGTCACCTTCACGAGCCCGCAATGCTCGCAGTCCTTTTCGGTGCGGTCGTTTCCGTCTGCGCAATCGTGGCCGTCGAGACGGCGTTGCGTCTCGACGTTCCAGCGGTGACGGCGGTGAATCTCTTCGATCATGCCGGCACCACCTCATTCGGCACGTCGAAAAATCCGAGCGCACCCTTGAGCGGCACAAACGGCAACGGCCGCACATCGGCCAACACCAAACCCTTCGTGCCGAAGAACCAGGGGGACGAATGGCTATCAACGATATCGACGACACGCGCCCGCCCGACGATGCCGCCGCGTGGAAGCTCATCGAACGGCGGCAGTGTGAGGCCGGATGGAAATGGCTGCTCGACGCTGATGACGTGCGCAGTATCGAGAAAATCTTCATACTCGCCACGCGTCATGCCGGCGCTGGCGTGGATCAAGAATTCGCCGCGAAACCGCAAACCCGGATTGCGCGGCTGCCAGTCTCGGTTCTCGATATCTTTGCCGGCGAACAGTATCGCCCAAGCCCAAGGCTGACGGATCGAAAGCGCTTTCATGGTCAGTTCTCCAAAGCGCGCGGAAGACACTCCCGCGACACAAGATCAAAATCCCAACACTCGGATACGCAACTGGAACTGACAGGACGCTTTGAGCAGCGCCGTTATTGTTTATGGGCGGCGAGGATTCATTCGGCCGCGAACAGCGATTCCTGTTTTGATGCGTCGGCCTTGGGCGACTCGACGAACATGTCGGGCTGCTTCAAGGCTTCGCTGATGCGATTGCAGGCGATGTCGAAATACTTGGGCTCGATCTCGATGCCGATGAACTTGCGGCCGAGCTTGACGGCGGCAACGCCTGTGGTGCCGGAACCCATGAAGGGATCGAGGATCAGGGTCGCAGGGGGGGGTATGAGGCCTATGCACCAGCGCATAAGCTCAACCGGCTTTTGCGTAGGGTGCTCGCGCCCCTTTTCAGCAGCCATCAAGCCTGAGCCGTTGTAGACAAACTTCTTTGTGGACGTGCCAGGTAGGCTAGTCCACGCCAACTCGCCGTCCGAATACGACGGCATCGTCTGCATCTTGTCCCACCACAACCACTTTTGAGACGCTGGCAGGAGATCGGAGAAGTAGTTTCCGCCCCAGACTATTGCGCGTTCCGCTGCAGCGCGGATGGCATCGAACGCGGCTTGCGGCGGACGCTCATCATCCCAGCCATCGGCCGAATATTGCCGCGGCTTGCGCACAGCGCCGTTACCGAACCCGTCATATCCTTTGCCGCCCATCCCGGCGGCGCGTTTGATCCCATAAGGCGGATCGGTCACGACAGCATCCACCTTCGGAAGTGTCGGCAGGATTTCCCTGCAGTCTCCCAGATGAAGAGTCACCCCTTCGGATAGCTGTTCGATGCGGGGCGTCATGCGGCAGCCTCCGGTTCCGCAGCGCGCCGCAAGAACTTCGGAATCTCAAGCGCCGGATCATTCGGACAGAACGTCGGCTTGCATGATCCGCCACAGATCGCGCACTTCGGCGTTTCGACAGGCGAGCCCGCACCCACCACGCATGACGTGACAGATGCGGGCTCTGGCGAAGCGATGGAGGTTTCGACGCCGACAGCATCAGCAAGGTCGACCGATGCAATGGCCCCTCTCTCCGCTTCGATTTCAAATCCGCCTTCCGGCGCATTGCGCACGCCATCGTTATCGTCGGCGCGGTGCGCGTCCATAAGCCGGTCTTCAGCGGTGACGTGGTCGATCGATGCTTCGTTGTCGTCCACGCCGATCTCGGGCGCTTCCTTGCCCCACTGGCCCCAGCCGGGTGCCGGTGTGCGCGCGAACAATTCGATCTTCGGCAGGTTCGGGAACAAGCCTTCGATCATACCGCGGAAGATCAGCGGCTTGCGGCTGTGATCCTTCACAGGGCCGTCGATCACGCTGGCGGATTGAGTGCCGGGCAGCGGCGCGGGGATCTTGCCCTTCACACCGACGAGCAGCAGCTCATGTTTGTTGCGGAACCAGTAGCCGGTGCCGAGCGCATCCTTGTTCCAGATGCAGTGCGACTTGTAGGTGAAGCCCCAGGCCGTCATGACCTGGAAGGCTTCCGGCAGCATCGGCACCGTGGCCCACAGGAACAGCACGCAGTCGTCGGCAGCAACGGTCGGCACCGGCAGGTCGAGGATCTGCTGCAGTGTCATCGTCGGATAGTGGTTCTCCGGTGCGCGATCCATGCCGGACTCCCGGCTGTACGGTTCGAAGCGCCATGGCGGATCGGCATAGATCACATTGAACTTGGCGAGCGGCAGCGCCACGGTCTTGTCCGCCAGCGCCTTTTCCTTGGCCTCGCGTTTGTCCGCCTTCACCGCAGCGACGGCGTTGACCTTGTCACCGGCGGCGGCGCGGTCGACGAGTTCGGCCGCACGCTCCGGGGTGAGCTTCGCCAAGGCGTCAAGCTGCTCACCGGTGTCGAGCGCGGTCCCGGCGACCTTGGTCAGGACTTCGGCCGGCAGAGCTTCGCCGCGCGACACTTCGCGCTGCACGGTGCGCTCGGAGGCCTGCTGCTTGTCCGCAGCCTGTTTCGTGTACCGGTCGGCTCTGGTGTCGTTAGGTTCGCCAACTTGGCGAACCTTAGCCCTGCCCTTGCCGGTCGCCCCGATCTTGGTTTCGGGGTGTAGGGCCTCATAGATTTTCTTGCGGCGAGCTTGCGCAAGCGCTCGTTCCGCCGGCGACAGTTCGTTCCGGATCAGGTTTTCGTCGATCAGCGCCAGTTCGGCGTGCAGGTCGTCGTCGGAACGCACGAAGGCCGGGATGGTTGACCATTCCAGCGTCCTTGCCGCCTCGCACCGGTGCCCGCCGGCGATGATCTCGAACCCGTCCGCGACCGGCCTGACAGTGACCGGCTGCAATAACCCGATCTGTTTGATGCTCTCGGCCAAGGCCATCACCTGGCCCGGCGCGACCGTGCGCGCGACGCGGGACGGCCGGATTTGATCGAGCGGGATATCTTGCGGGGCGAGCATCATGCCAGCATCCCCAACGCATGGAGATACGTCTCCAGCACCGCGGCCTCTTCCTGCCGCTCGTTGGCGTCCTGCTTGCGCAGCGAGATGACCTTGCGGAGAGCCTTGACGTCGTAGCCGTTGCCCTTGGCCTCGGCGTAGACGTCCTTGATGTCGTCCTGGGTGGCTTTCTTTTCTTCTTCGAGACGCTCGATGCGCTCGACGAAAGCCTTGAGCTGTTCCTTGGCGAAGCGGGTGTGCGCGTGTTCGCGCGGTGCGGTTTCGGTTTCGGTCTGCGGCATCATGCGTAAAGCCTTTCAGCGAGATCGCGCTTGTCGGTGTGCGGATAGCCGAATTTCGGTCGCGGCCCGAGTTCGCGCACGAACGGGCTGTCCTTGAATTCTTCGGCCCACAGGTCTTCGACCTTGTCGGCTGTCATGTCCGGGGCTTCACCGCTGGTGCGCGCACAGAACGCGATCGAGTGAGAGTCGATCGACTGAAAGAACGCACGCAGGATAAGCTTGCGAACGGCGCGGTTCATATCCGCCTCAGCGTGTAGCCGACGCCTTTGGCGACGTGCATTTCGAGACCGACCGTGACGAGCGCCTTTTGCAGATCGCGCGCGAGCAAATCGAGTTGCGTGCCGCCGATCGACGAGACGCCGAAGAGCTTGTTCAGCACGAACTCGCGGCCGACAGGGTTCGGCATCGCGCGCATCATCATCAGGACGAGACGCGCCTGCCTTGTCGTCAATTCCATGGATTTGCCAGCGTGTGTGACTTTCTCGTCGTCAGGCGTCAGGTCGAGCGTGATGCCGTGCACTGTGAGAAAGTATTCCGACGCGGGCGCTGGCGATGGCGATGGCGCCGCGGACTTGCTGGGTGCGGCAGCCTTGCCATGTGCGGAAGGCTTTGCCATGAACGGCGCATCCGCGCGCGGCGCAGGCTTCGGCGTAGGTGGAGTGACCGGGGCTTCGCCCGCGTCGTCATCCTCTTCGTCGTCGTCATCGTCGCCAGCACTTCGATCTTCGGGGATGGTGATCTCGACGGTGTCGGTATCGATGATCGTCGCGCGGCACTGGACCTTGCGCTGCCAGTTCTCCGGGAACTGCTCGACGTGGCCGAGATCGACATGCATGCCGCCGTGGCTCAGTCGCCGGATATGTGCAATGACAGTGTCGGTCTTGCCGATCAGGCGCACCTTGCCGGAATCATCACCGGTGCCGACCAGCAGACCGATGGCGTGGCCGGTTTTCCATTCCAGTTCGCGCGTGAACGCGCCCTTGAGCGTGATTTGCAGCGCCGGCCGCTTCGCGTTGTGGCGCAGAATATTGCGCACCGCAGCTTCATATTCCGGTGTGACCGCGCCGCGCTTGGCGACTGTTTCCCATGCCATGTCACACCCCCATCGGTTCTTGTTCGATTCCGGACAGCGGGTCAGGCTGTGCGGTCAGGACAGTGCGGGCGGATGCGATGAGATAGGGATCGTCGCTGGCGTAGTCGTGCGGGAGGTCTCGCGCGCGCGGCGCTTTGATCATCACGTATGCGATCATGGCGAAGATGAAGATGGCGGATGCGATGAAATAGACCATCACTCGCACCCCCGCCCGATTTCACCCGGTGCGCCGGGCTTCGTGAATTCCTTCCAGTGCCGCCAGCCGGCCGGGCAATGAAAGCCCCACTGCCGAATGCGCGGGCCGGTGATGAAGAGCGTCCAGCAAGGGCCGTCGATCAGCTCGACGCGGTGCGCGCTCGCGGCCGTGCGGAATTTGAACTGTCCGGCGCGGCGCGGGGTGCGGAGGTTGATGCCGCCGGCGGCGATGGTGTGCTCGACGTATCGGCCCTCCAGCAGAAATGACAGATTCCACCATGGGTGATCATGCAATGCGCGGTCTTCGTCGCTGTGCAGGAAGTGATGGAGATAGATATTGAAGACCGGGTTGCGCGGGATAACGAACCAGCGGCGCATATACGGATCGGCGGGATCACCGATCAGCATGTCGGGCGCGCGGCGCGCGGCGATACGGTGCCACCACTTCATAGCGCCGCCCCCGCGATGGTCGCACCCACGCGCGCGGCGAAACCGGCCGTGAAGCCGATACCGATGCCAAGGCTGAATGCGATGGCCGCGACGAATGCGAGGAAGACGCCTATCGTCGAGATCGCCTTGAAGGCCGCACCCATGGATTCCCCCTGCGTGGTCTTGTCTTGGTGTTCATGTGTTGGGTCTCACGCACGAGGTACAAAGGTTGGACAACTGCCAGCGCAACAAGCGTTGGCGTCACGACTGGTGATCAGAGATTTTCGATTGCTGTTCGACAAAGGGCTTGGCGCCGATTTTGTCGACATGCTTTTGACGACGGCGCCAGCGCCAGCGCTGGAAGAAATTCATCTTCGATAGATCGCCGCGCATGTCGCGAGCCAATTCCCAATCGAATTCTGGCCCGCAATTCGCGACGACGGTGAGCGGTATCTGCTCGGCGACGCAGCCTTCGATAATCTTCCCGCAGTCCGGCCCGGTGTAAGGACCAAAGCGGAATGCAAAGGCACCGGTGCCAACAACACACCAGAACTCGGCGCCCTGAAACGCGCGATATCCCTTATCGTTCGTAATAGGATCGGTCATGCCGCTCTCCCGATCGGTGATGGGTGGTGAAAATCCTGCTCTTCTCGCGAGCCGCAATGAGGGCAATACCTGTCGATGGGTTTGTCCGCGCCGCATCGCGCGCAGATCGCGGCGCGCGCCGGACTACCCTGCAGAACCGAAATCGAAATCGAGTTGTTCGAAGATGCGGCCGCGCGCGACGTATTCAGCGCGCAGCGCCAGCACGATCGCGACGATGGCGCTGGCCGGCGGCTCAACGTCATCAGCAAGCCATCGGTACGCGGTGCGCAGACTGACGTCAGCGATGCGCGCGATTTGCTTTGCTGTGTTGCGGGGCCAATAGCATTTTGCTTCCCGCAAAATTCGCTGCCACGAAATGGCGAGATTACTGCCACTTCTGTCAGTGGCGACAATCGACGCCCCGACAGCATCCGGCGATACTTGCCGCATGACGATTGAACCCCTGTACGCAGTACAAAATCGAACTCAGGAATCCGTGCGGAGCGAGCCCCCCTCGCCGTGCGGAAGGTGCACGGGCTGGCCGGGATGTGTGTGTGTGAGTACCCGGTCAGCCCGTGATTTTTCGCGCCGCGCGTTAGCAGAACGTGGTGAACGTCAGGTTTCGCGCTGTGTAAAACTTGCGAAAATAAAGGTGATTGCAGACCGGCGGTTTCCGCGCGGTATAGTTGTCGCGGTGCCGGGGGGCGCTGCCGATGAGCGACAGTCCGCGAAAGCTGGACATCATCGATCCGCATTGCGTGCCGGTCGTGCCGGGGCACGATCTCCAGGTGCACACCCTTCCCAACGGCAATCTGATCCTCACGACGCTGACGCATCAGGTCGATCCGGAAGGACAGGTCGTGGCCGTGGTCACCACCCGAACAGAATGGACGCCGGAAACCCTTGCTGCCGTGCGCCGCAAGGTCGCCTACGTGCTCGAGGCTGGCGCGCTGGCGATGATGGAGCCCGCGAATGTTCTGGCGAGTTGAGATCATGCGGCTTCCTCAGGGGAAGTCGCGCGCGCAAATTCAGGGTCCAACTGCTCGACGGTAAGCCCGGTCGCGTGATGAAGATGCAAGAGCATCTCGCGGGACAGCGGCAATTTTCCCTTTTCGATGCGCGAAAGTGTCGCCCGAGTGGTCGAAAACCCCCGTTTTGCGAGCAAATCGCGACACAAATCCTCGAGAGTTTTACTTTCCCGAAGCCGGTATTCGATGAGCGCTTGGATAGGGCGGCCTGACATGCAGGCAATTGTTACGACTTGCGTAACATGCGGTCAAGGGAGGTTACGCTAGATGATAACGACTTTTTGTTGCGCAAGACGTAACATTTTGAAATGCCGATACAATCTCGCTTCAAGCGCAAGCATGTCCTGCGGAAAACCTTCTTCAAGGAGTGGCGGAACTTCCGAAAGCTTTCACAGGATGAAGTCGCAGACAGAATCGGCACTACGAAGACGCGGGTCTCGAACAAGGAGACCGGCAAGGAGCCCTACGATCAGTTCTACCTAGAGGCGCTGGCGGAAGCCCTAGGAACAGACCCCGCCTCATTGATTACTCGCCACCCCACCGATGAAGACCAGCCATGGACCCTGCTCGAATCCTTAAAGCCGGCCAGCCAAGAAAAGGCAGTCGAGTACATGCGGCTGCTCAAAGACAAGGACGACCGATCAGCCTAGATTATCCGCGATCAAGACGATCATTGGCTGGTGCCGCATTATCCGCCTTCGCCCTAATGTGGTGTGACCCAGCGCCTGCCCGGACGGTTTTCGACGTCATTGCCGATATCGCGACATGCAAAACGGTCAAGGATGACGCGGCTCGCCTGAAATGTTTCGACACGGCGGTCACACCAGCTGAAGGGCCAGCGCCAGAAAGTCGCCCCGCGCGAATAAGCGAATGGACGAAAATCCCTGGCAAGGCCAAAATTGACGACAGCCCTGAGTTCATGGGGATGCTGTCGTCCGAAAGCGGGGACGCGAGCCTGGTATTGCGGTGCAGGGAACACAATATCGAAGCCATCTTTCACCCCAACGGCTATCTCGGGTCCGGCAAACCGATCAGGGTGATTGCCCGATTTAACGACGCCAAGGCGATCGAAACGCGCTGGATCGCCTCTTCTTCTGGACAAGCAGCTTTCGCTCCCGCCGCGCCGGCATTTATTGCGGCCTTGCAAGACGATAGCAAACTTTTCCTACGCGCCTACAATTATAACGGCGTCCCCGCAGATGCGCTGTTTCAACTCGGCAAGGTTAGTGAAGTCGCCGCCGCCGTGACTGAGGCCTGCGCAAAACCCCAAAAAGCCAGCAAGTAATTTGTTACGTACTACGCAACTTTCTGCTTGACTAGTTTGTTACGAAGGACGTAACGTACCCTCACCGCATAACGGGAGGGGAAGATGGCGAAGCAGGTCACCGACGAAGTCACCGGTCAGGTGTTCACCGTCGAGCAGGTCGGACCCTGCGAATTCCAATCGGTTTTTCCTGAGCGCCTAGCCGACAAGTCCGCGATCCATATCGACGAGCAGGTCGCATGGGATTGGATTGAAGACGTTCGCGCTGATGACGCTACGGCGCGGCTCGCTGCCTTCAACGCGCAGTTTGCCTGATGCGCACGCCCTCTCCCATCTGGGAAACCACCTATCGGCACGACCGCCGCAAGCATCGGCATCGCTGCCGGTGCTGCGCTGTGATCATCAACACGGATGAGCCAGTGATCATGGCGCGTGTGACGGGTGGCCGTAGCGGCACCTGGGCGATCCACAAGGCCTGCGGCGACACGCTGTTCAGCACGCCCGTCGGGTCGAGCGACAGCAACGGATGGACATGGCGTGACGCCATGATCTGCTGGGGCACGGAAAACCTGCTCAAGCGCGGCTTCAAGATCGAACAGCACCCGATGGCGCGCGCTGGAACGCGCAAGGAGGCCGCGTGATCGACTGGCTTCCGCCCGTTGCCGAAGGCGATAACCGCTCGCTCGCGATGTGCGGGCACGTCGCGGTCGGCGCGGTGTTTCACCCAGGTCCGCGCGGCCGATACTGGCGATGGCGTGTCTGGTGCACACACAAATTCAATCCGGTCGAAGGCACCGCGCGCTCCGAGGATGCTGCGCGCACCGAAGTGACCGAGCGCTTCATGCGGTTTCTGGAATTGGCAGGCCTTTCGAAATCGCCGGCCGCGCCGGTCGGCTCGAACAAGCCCGGCAACTCCCCGCCGATCACGAAGGGCTGACCATGTTTTCCGCCAGCACCCCTCCCGGCTTTCCCCACGCTGGCGGATTTGCGCCGCGGCTGGTCTCGGCTCCGGCCGCGGCGCCCCTGCTTGTCTCTCTCGCGTTGTTTCTCAGTGTCAGTAGCGTGTGTGGAGTATTGGTTATGCGTAGCGTTCAGCATCGAGCGTCATTCACCGTCGAGGATCTCGCGCCATTCCGCGCGGTGAAGAGTTCTCCCCCGGTCGCACCGCTGATCTTCGATGAAGAGCGTGTGCGTACAGCGGCAGAAGAAGCGAAAGCTTCGCGACCGGGGGCAGATTTAAGCGAGAGCGAACGCTACGCCCTGCTGTTCATGTCGCGGCAGCAGTTGGCGCGGGAAGTCGCGAAGCACATACGTGGCGACGATCCGGTGCCGCCGGCAACGACGCGGGACTATCGCGCGCTGGCCGAACGCGGCCTTGCCGAAATCCTGCCCGGACAGCGCTACCATTCGCTGACAGTCGAAGGCGCGCGCATGGCCGATCAGGTCTCGCGATGGCTCGCGAAAGAGCGCGGCGTCCATTTCATCTGGGATCACAACGGCAGCGGTTACACCGTTTCGACGCATTGCGCCTGCGGCTGGTATCGCACGTTCAGCAAGAACCAGGGTCACATCGAAAGCCAGCGCATGCGCGCGGTCAGCCGGCATTTCGAGGCCGTCGAAGCGGCGAAGGCGAAGCAGATCGAGAGACCGAAAGAGAGACAGAAAGCATGAGTGACAGGCTGCACCGCGGACGCCACAAGGATTTGACGGAAGCGCAGAAACGCGCGCTCGTGATCCTGGCGGCACATGGCTCTGCCGTTCTGCGGGGCAGCCTTTGGCTCACGCCCCAAGGCGTCCGGATCAAAGTCGCCGTGATCAACAACCTGTTCGATCGCGAACTGGTCCGGGCTGCTTACACGAACCACGGACGCGGACGGCACACGGTCTATCTGAACCAAGTCGGCCGCATGGTGGCCGATGCGGTCAAGTCGGACGTGCTGGGATCGATCGCTGCCGATCTCGCGACCGATCACGCCACTGTCCGACGCGCCATGTTCATCGGAGCCATCACATGACACCGCAGCGAGCAGAGCAGGCCGTCATCGATCTCGACGACTGCACCGAAATGTACAGGCTCGAACCCGACGTGATCGATGGCGAGTTCGTCGAGCCTTGCGCCAATGCAGGCCGGATCGACTGCACGTATCTCACGGCATGCGGCGTGACGCGGTGCGTACACTGTCAGAAGGTGGTGGGTATCTGATGGCACGCCTCAACATTCCAACCGAGCACATTCCACTGGAGCCGCCTCACCCGGTCATTGTGGAGTTATTCAAGCTGCTCCCAATGCCCGGCTGCGAATTCAGCGAGGAAGATCGAAGCAAGTGGTTTGCGGCAATCTCGGCTGCGATTGATCTGATCTATCGCGAGAAGCCATGAACACCGCCCTTCTCTGGATCGTCACCCTTCTCTACGCCGGACAGGCGAGCATCTGGCTTCACCAGCGCATGTGGTCGGATGCGGCGATCCTCTGCGGATACGTGATCGCCAATGTCGGGCTGATCGTGAAGGTGCAGGGGAGCGCCGGCTGATGGCTCTTCACGAACAGTGCATCGGCGCGACAGACGAGTGGTACACACCGCCGCACGTCTTCCAGAAATTGGGCGCGCGGTTCAATGACGACGTCGCATCGCCCGGTGCCGCTGTAACGCCATGGATACCCGCGAAACGCTTCATCACCACCAACAGCCTTAGCGAGCCATGGATCGGCTTTGTCTGGATGAACCCGCCCTTCGGCGGGCGGAACGGACTATTGCCTTGGCTCGCCAAGTTTTTCGACCATGGCAACGGCATCGCGCTCGTGCCCGATCGCACGTCAGCCCCATGGTTTCAGCAGTTCGCGCCGCGTGCCGACGCACTGCTATTTGTGTCGCCGAAGCTCAAATTCATCGACGCGGACGGGAACCCAGGAACATCGCCGGCACAAGGCACTTGCCTCATGGCGCTCGGCGAAGCCGGTACCTTCGCATTGCGTGAAGCGCGCTCGCGTGGCCTTGGCATGCTCACGGTGCCAACATGACCCCCCGAGCCGAATTCCCCTCTTCGGTCAAGCGCGCTGCCCTGGAGCGATCCGGCGGCATCTGCGAATGCCACCTGATCCCGCATGTGTTTCCGATTCCGTGCCGGCGCCCGATCGGCCCCGGCAATACGTTCTTCGAGCACATCGACCCGGATGCGATCTCGAAGCGCAACGATCTGGAAAACGCCGCCGTCCTGACAAAGACCTGCTGGCGCATCAAGACCGACAACTACGACAAGCCGGTCATCGCCAAGGTCCGACACGTCCGCGACTACAACTTCGGGATCAAGGATCGCTGGCGGCGAAAGCTGCCGTTCGGCCGCGATAGCAACATCAAGCAGAAACTCGACGGCACCGTTGTCGATCGACGGACGGGAGAGAGGTTGTGATGACGAAGGATTGGGATTCTCCGCGTCCCCGCTCTCTCGTATCGGGAGAGCCACAGACTCGGAGTGCCCACCCAGCCGGTATCAAGCCCGGCCCGTCAGAAGCCATCCAGAGCGGCTATGCCGACTACACGCCGGTCACCGTTCGCGCTCACACCGTACCGAACTCAGCCGGGGCATCTCAGGCCTCTCATCGCGGCACGTCCGCTGGTGAGAGTGATCCTGTCGCGAGGCAGGATTGCGCCCCGGCTGGGACCGTGAGCGCGCTGAACAGCCAATACGCCGGCCTTGAGGCGCTGCTCGCTGCAATTCATGCCGACGATCCCAAGCGCGAACTGCTTGTCCGCGTTGGCGACCTCATGCGCGAGAACCGCGCTCTCCTTTCCCAATTCGACGTGCGGAGGAAGTGATGGCTATCTCCGAAGCCAAATGGAAATGGTACGGCATGGCGGCGCAGTGGCACGATGAACAGGCCGAGATTGTGATCAATTCGCTTCATTGCGGCGACAACACGCAGACCATCGCCGCGCATCACCGTCGCGCAGCATGGCATCGGGATGCCGCGAAATCACTCCGCTCTCTCCCTCTCCCCGCTCCCGCAACAGATGGGGAGGCCGAGAAGCTCGCGGAGCGCCTCATGAGCGAGGGCGCGATCGCTTTCTGCGGCGAGGACGCTTTCGAGAACTGCGAAGATGATCGCGAAGGCGCGGTGATCCCGATCCCGGTCAAACTGCGGGATGATCTCGTCTCCCGTCTCCGCTCACAGGATCGGAAGGACGTGTGATGCTGAACCTCGCCGTCATCAGCCTTTGCGACCGGACAGGCAACATGGTGCGCCCATGGGCCGAGGCCGGCTTTGAGTGTTGGTGCGTCGATATTCAGCATTCGATCCGTAAGACCAAGACTGAGCACGTCGGAGCCGGACTGATCCATTACGAGTGGGGCGACGTACGCTCCTATCGCCGGCCGACGACGAAGCCTATCGCGTTCATGATGGTGCAGACACCCTGCACGCATACCGCTGTCAGCGGCGCGAGAGACTTCGCCAAAAAGCGCGGCATGATGCTCCGCGATGCGCTGGAAATGTTCGAGGCCGGCGGGCAAGTCGCTGACTGGTCAGGCGCGCCGTACTGCCAGGAGAACCCCGTCGTCACGCTGTCCAGCGTGCCGCACATCGGCAAGCCGCATTATTATTTCCATCCGTGGCAATACACGCAGCTTTGCCCGGAAGACAATTACACGAAGAACACTGGCATCTGGGGCGGTAACGGCTTCATCATGCCGGACCCGTGCCCTGACCTGTCACTAGGCGAGCCGGACAATCGCATTCATTTCGCATCCCCAAACGATGATCGCGGCGACGTGCGCAGCGCGGCCCCGATGGGATTCGCGCGCGCCGTATTCCTCGCCAACAACCCGATTCAACAGATGCAAGCAGCAGAGTAGCCCCATGTCCATGAAGGCGCAGCACCCCATGACCCGGCGTAGCGCACTCACGGCGGCGGCCGAAAAGCTACTGCGTTCATTCCCGCCGAACTACCGCGAGACGGCAATTGCTGCCGTTCAAAAGGGTCGCGCTTTTTGCCCCTCTTGCGTTTCGGTCGGGATGATGAACTGCGGTTATTTCGATGAGTGCGCGGCATTCATTGAGCCGACCGGCCGCGCCGCTCTGGAAGGCCCGGCGCACGACACAGCATTAACGCCAGATATGCTCACAAGGTCGAGAACATGACAAAAGACGAAATGCTGGCCGCTCTAAGGGATTGCTGGACGCAAGAGTTTGGTGAACTCGAATTGACTATCACCCACTGTCTGACCGAACCGACCTGCCCTACGGCGGTGATCGCAACCGACTCGGAAGATGGCCCGTCATGGCGCGCTGACCAAGATACTATCGAGGACGCAATTCGCGTAGTGGCAGCGGCGGCATACGTCACCATCGTAAAGCGTCAGCCGAAGCCGATGACGTGCCCGATTGGCGAAGCGGACGAGGACGGGAAGCTTGCAAGATTTTTGGCCGCGTTAGACGCCCGGCACGGACGCTAAATTCGCAGTCAACACGCGCGACCGATCACCCCGCCGGCCGTGCAGCCATAAAAGGAGACCGCGAGTGAGCTTTGCCTATATCCGAAAAAATTATGGCGTTCCCGCCAAGCGTGGCGGTCGCGTCGAATATACCGGCTGCGGAAAAAGCGAGTTTGGCACCATCACTGGCGTCAACGGACCCCACCTCAATATCCGGCTCGACGGGGAGAAGCACACCATGGTGTTTCATCCGACGTGGTGCCTGAAATATCTCGACCAGCCGCATGGAGACCGCAAGTGAAAGACCTCATAGAGAAGCTGGAGAAGGCGAGCGGGCCTAGCCGGGAGTTGGACGAGCAGATTAAACTCGCGCTCGCGGCCGAGACAATTTCTCATGGAGCCAGTTATCGAGAGACTGTTGCCTTGGTCGGCGGGAATCTCGATGATGACCCGCTGCCATACACTGGAAGTCTGGCGACATGGCAGAACCTCGTTCCGTCCGACTGCCATTTCGCCGTTGGCGACCTTGGCCCTAACGATTGTCCGTTGGCCTGCGTCACACGCGGCAGCACTGATTACACCGGAGAGGCCGCCACGCCAGAACTCGCCCTCTGCATCGCCGCTCTCCGTTCTCGCTCTGAGGGAGGCCAGCCATGACCTCCGCTTTCAAGAGAGTCCCTGTCGAGGCGACGGAGGAGATGCGTGCCGCTGGGTCGCGGGCGTTCACAAACGTCGATGACATTTACCGAGCCATGCTCGCCGCCCTGCAAGGAGAAGAGAGATAATGTGGACGCTTGAGGATTACACCACAAAGACTGGTGGCTATTTGCAAATCCAGAAGGATGGGAAGCGCGTGGCTGACGTTTTCCCGTTCGCCAAGGCATCCGACAGCATGTGGGTCCGCCGGCAGGCCATGCTCATAGTTAAGACGATGAATGACGCCGAGCTTAAGGGCGGCTCGAAATGAAAGACCTCATAGAGAAGCTGGAGAAGGCGAGCGGGCCGAGCCGGGAGTTGGATGGCCTTATCTGGATTGCTATAGACGGCATTCGCAACACCGAGAACTGGAAGTCGCCGCCGGCCATACCCTTGACCGACTACCTGCGGGAAGCTGCACCGAAGTTCACCGAATCCGTTGACGTAGCCTTGCGTGTGAATCCTGGCTGGTTTTGGCGCGCTGGCAGCGGCGCACAGGAGGCCGGCTGGGCGCACCTCAACCGCCTTCATCTGAGCCATTGCGATCAAGTTGATGAATCGCATGGCATCGGAGCGACACCGGCTATCGCAATCTGCATCGCCGGCCTTCGCGCAAGAAGCCAACGACCAAATCACGATCGCTCTGAGGGAGGCCAGCAATGACCTCCGCTTTCAAGAGAGTGCCGGTAGAGGCGACGCCGGAGATGCAAGCTGCAGGCTTCCGCATCTTGCGGGATGACGACGAACCATCCGCCTCAAAGCGCATGCAAGCGATCTACCGCGCCATGCTCGCCGCATCCCCCGAGCCGCCGGCAGAGGAAGTCGAGACGCTGCGGGCTGCACTCACCGACGCGGTCGCGTTCATGAAAGACGTTCGCGACCAGCGTGGCGATAGCGGGGTCGGAATCTTGATCCGCAATGCCGAAGCGGCACTCTCCAACAAGGGGGGATGAGTGGGCCTGCTCACGCCAAAAGACGCTGCGGCCGACCTGAGGATCTGTGTCCGAACCCTCATGGAACACGTCGCCCATGGCGAAATCCCCTACATCATCAAGGGCCGGGGCTTGAAAAGACCCCGGAAACTGTTCGACCCTGTGGATCTGGCTAAGTTCAAGGAAAGCCGGCGGAGAGTTGCATGTCCGTCTACCGCCGCCCCAACGGTATCTACGCCTTCGACTTCGAACGTCGTGGTCTACGGTTTTGCGGCTCGACTGGAAGCCGCTCGGAGCGCGAAGCCCGCCGCATCGAGCGGGCCAAAATCGACGAAGTCGAAAAGAGGCTCGCCCAGAACGAAGCGCAGCGCACCGGACCCATCACAGTCGACGTAGCGTTCGATCGGTTCTGGACCGAGGTCGGCGAGAATTACCGCGGCTCGTATCGCGCGACTGTGTTTAAGAGTTTGGCTGATCTGCTGGCCGATCTCGGGAGCACCACCCTGCTCCGCGACGTCGGGCCGAACCGGCTCACAGAGATCATCGCCAAGCGGCGCGGGGCCGGGCTCAAGAATGCCACCATCAACCGGACCGTGACCGAGATCATGCGCCGCATCTGCTTCCGTGCGGCCCGGAAGTGGGAGCAGCAGTTGCCCACGATCGACTGGAAAGACCTGATGCTGCCCGAGCCGCGTGAACGGGTTCGGGAGTTGCGGGATCACGAGGAAACCACCCTCTTCGACAAGATGCGGCCGGACTACCGGCCCGTGATCCGATTCGCGCTGGCGTCCGGGCTGCGCCTGCGGGAGGTTGCCGGGGTTCGCTGGAAGGACGTCGACTGGACCACCCGGACGGTCGCGATCGTCGGCAAGGGTGACAAGCGCGCCACCATTCCCCTGACATCCGAAATGCTCGCGATCATCACGCCGCTGCGGGGGCACCACACCGAGGCGATCTTCACCTATGTGAGCCGCGACACGCGGCCCGAACACCGGCGCGGCGCCGGGCTCCAGCGCGGCAAACGCTACCCGATCACCTATCAGGGCCTCAAGACCGCATGGCGGCGCCACGGCGGCAGCGCGGCCGGTCTGGAGGATTTCCGCTTCCACGACATCCGCCACACCGCGGCGACCCGCCTGCTGCGCACCAGCGGCAATCTGCGGCTCGTCCAGCGCCTGCTCCGCCACGAGGATATCGCCACGACGACGAAGTACGCCCACGCCTCCGACGAGGATCTGCGGCAGGCAATGGAAGCCGTCACAGAGTCCCGTCTTTTGTCCCGCACGAAGGACACCAAGGCCGGCTAAGTATTGGTCGGAGCGGCAGGATTTGAACCTGCGACCCTCTGCTCCCAAAGCAGATGCGCTACCAGACTGCGCTACGCTCCGATTGCCGGCAGGCGGCTATAGAGGCTTGCGATACACGCTCGGCCGGGACCGGGCAAGCAACCTCGTGCCGCTCGAACCGCGTCAGCGCGGCTGGAACATCGGATGGGCGACCCGATCGCCGGCGGCGATGCCGAGCTTGCGGGCGGTCCCCGCCACCACCTCGAGTACGCCGCGCACCGGCCCGCCGGAGGACACGATCTTGGTCGAGAGCGGCTCGGTATGCTCGGCGATCCGCGCGATCCGGCCGTCGGCACGGATGAAGATCATGTCGAGTGAGACATAGGTGTTCTTCATCCACATCGAGACCTCCTGATCCCGCTTGAAGTCGAACAGCATGCCTCGCCCCTCGGGCAACTCCTTCCGATACATCAGCCCCTGCGCCCGCTCCTGATCGGTGGTCGCGATCTCGACCATGAACGGGTGAACACCGTTACGGCTGGCGATTTCGAGGGTCTGGAATTCGGCGGCCCGCGTCGGGGCAAGCCCGAGCACAACACCACCGACGAGGACAGCAATGAGGGTCAAAATACGCATGTTGCCGGGATACGCGAGGCGCGTCCCGGCAACAAGCAAAGACCTCAT